TAAGTTCCAGCTTTATTGCCTTTTTGCGTCACGTTAATCGAGAAATTCGAATTATCGATGGTACCGGACGACGTATTCTTGACGGGACCAGGTTCATCAACGGTTAACTCAACCTCACCGGAACCTTTATTTGTAGCAGAGAATGGTGCTAATAGATCTAGTGCAGCGGTTAGGGTAGATGCGATTGTTTCTTTTGCACCCCCATCTTCATCAGTCGTCGTAACAGATACCTGGATACCTGTCGCACCCACAACAGCTGGATCATTTCCTGACTCATCTACATCAAACCAAACATAATACTTTATGTCGGCATCATCATACACTATGAAATAAAGGCCATCTAAGTTCTCTGAGTCTCCGTCATGATCAGGAAGCACTATTGTTACTACTTCGCTTTGATTAACGGCCTCTAGGGTAGGCAACGATGACTCTCCATAAAGCTTAAATAAATCTAGGGTACCAGCCTGACCAACGTTGGCATCAGATGTTCTAAACCTATTACTTAAAATCTTATTTTGAATATAGGTGTCTTTGCTAGCGGTTATGTTTAAGTACATTCTCTATAAACTCCTTAAGATGCATTTCCAACAATATCATATTTGGGATACCTAAGCTCAAATATTGAGCCAGGAGGGCCTACGATCAGCCCCTTTGCAGTGTTTGAATCAACATCAAAACTCATCCCGCTATATAGTCTGTCTTCAATAACACCACGCATTGTCGTAACATTAATACTGGTCATCGTTAACACCCCGTCAGTATTAATGATAATATTCATTAGGTCAACCAAGATAATCGGCTGATCAATCTGAAACATTTTAATATCTAAAGCTGCCTTAAGCTTGGCAATGATTTGCTGAATGACCATTATCTTATTATACTTTGGGTTAACTACTACATCAAAGTCTACCCTGAAGTTTATGATTTGTGCATCTAAGATTTCGATGGCATCAGATATTAGCCTAAATTCATTTAGATATGTACGGAGGTTCTTCTTGAGACTATCAGGTGCTGTGCACAATTGTCTCTTCCTATCTTGGCATGTAATATATAGTTCGGCAGCTAAGGGGTTATTCGGGTTCTGATGTATCCCGGCCCTGAATACGCGCCCAAATGATGATGGCATTGTGTATAGTCGCGCTAACAAGTCTTCTTTACTTACAATCCTAGACTGCATCGAGCGTACTGCAGGGATTTGGGCCCTTAGGTCCTCTATATCAGGAGCTGCTGCGCCACCGGCTGCAGCATATTCATTGGTCACCTTAAGTTTTGTCTTCATCGTCCTCATGTCAACTAATTCTTCGGGTGAAGGGTTCTCTAACATTGGCCACTGAATGTGGAGTGTTGTTACTGATCTAATCCTACCCGGTTGGACATTATGATTTAAGCCACCACCGAATCGGTACCGAATTTTCAATGTTGTATTTTTTGGAGCCATTCCCAGTGTCTGTGTCTCCAGCATTGAGCTTGGGTCGATAGAAAAGCGTGAAAACATCGTCTTTCCGTAAAGTGGTAATGATAAATCACTAGGGTCTGGAATTATATCGTCGTCTAGGGAGTCGGCATCCCCTCCACCAAACTGCAACTTTGTTGTCTTTGTTGTTACATTGGGTAATACAATAAACCTATAAGGTGCCGGTACAATCTCTAAATTACTTTCAACTAGTTCATAATCGTCGTCCATGTTAACGATACCTCTAAACACAGTATCTTGGGAAAGCGACTCAACCTGATAGTATTCATTCCCACCTGAGTCTGTTACTTGCAGAATCTCAGTAACGCTTTGCCTGGCTAACGATATTTTCCTAAATGGTTTATGGCCACCCGTTATATTAAACGTCTCAGTCGCTTCCTTACCAGATATGCATACTACTTCTCTTTGAACCTCAAATATGGAAGGGTTACCATTCTCATCAGACTCGAACACTGTCGAACCAGCTATTAAGTTACCGGTCCTGTCCTTTTCCCACATAAATAAATCTTCTACAGTTACAAATGTGACGCCTCCGCCGGCGACAACAGTACCTTCGCCTATAGTCGGCAATAGGCCTTGGTGGGGGACATATTCTCCATCCTCAATTCTTGATGGGACAAATGCAGTAAACTTAACTGTAACAACCGCAGGGCTAACCCCCCGCTGCCTAACACCAGCCGCGCGGAGGTGGCGGTGAATATTCTTGGTCTCTACTGCAGTCTCCCAATTTAGCTCATTAAATTGGTGATCTAAGTAGAATGACATTGTGTCACCTACCATGGCTGCCATATCTAAGAATAGCCCACCAACAGAGGCTTCGCTGAAGTCACGTATCTTGTCACCAAAATAGGATTTAGCGTAATCATACAACTCAGCCCTGAATGAATCAAAATCCCTGGCTATATAAGAGCGGTTTCTATTCTTTTTAATTTGATTATTTATTTTTTGCTTTACGCGACTCATTAGTTATTATCCTGTCGAATACAATATTACTTCGATTGCTTTGTCTTTAACTGCTATTTTGGGAATGTCGTAAATAATTCTGATGCCTAACTTTCCTGTATGTTCATTTTCACGATGGTCAGTGAAAGTCTCGAATGTCTTCAAGGAAATAAAAGGTGCATATTTTCTAGCTGCCTTAGCTATTCTACGGATTGCCTCTTTATCACCATCCTCAGAGCCGATTTCATGAGTAAGCTCACTTAAGTTTGCACCAAAATCATAAAACCCCAATCGGTCACCATGATTTGTCAGAATTAAATTTCTAAAGTTATCATGGATTTGATCGGCTAAATTCTTGTGCATCCTCAAGAGGCCGTCTGCCCCATCACCAATTTCTAAGGGTGTCTTAATTCCAATCGGAATTTCATTGTCATCCCACCTTCGCTTGTTCTCTTGATAGAACTCATCTTTAATGCCGACAGACCTAAAGTCATATATCCTGGAGGATTGGTTTTGAATATTGCAACTATTGTTGTCGGACATACATCTACCCTTTAAAAGTTATCTAGTAACTAATTATCATCTTGGCGAGAATATACGTTAATTCTTAACCATAGAAATCATCGCCAAGGCCGGGCTTCCAACCTGCATGCCTCTTTTTTATTCCTGCACGAGACTCGGCGTCCGCAGCTGCTTGTCTTGCAGCTTTTTCTTCTGCTGCCTCTTTTGCCGCTAATCGGTTCAGGGCTTCTTCAGCCTTAGCACGCTTTTCTTCGTCTGTTAAGTCACCAGCCATAGCCTTGATCTCTTCCTCAGTAGGAACATCAGGCACATCCTCACCTGCAGCCTTAAGTGCATCAAGCATTGGGCCCATGAACATAAAAATAAGCATTATTGGTAATATTAAAAGACCGATAAAGCAGATAGCTAAATCTAAGAGCCCTAATGTTGGAAGCATTAATGCTGGAATATCAAGTGCTAATGCGATTGCAGGAAGCACTAAATCAAGTAATCCATCAAAAGATAGATCTGGAATCTTAAACTCTAGAAGCCCAATAGCAAAATCAATCGGCAGAGATAATAATCCAAAGATCAATGCACCCAATGCTGGCAGTTCTGGCATATCTAAGTCCCCTATTATGCCGATATCAGGTATTGGAATTGGCGGAAGGCCTGGTGCAATTAACTTAAACGGTAATGCAGGAAGCTCGACTGCTAGACCTGGTAGCTCTAGAAACCCAGGGATATCGATGTCTAAAACAATATTTAGCATCGGTAAAAATGGAGCGATTGAACCTAAGGCTAGCTTAAGCATTAGGTTACATATCCCAAAAGGTTCATATACACCCTCAGCATCTGCAGACTCTTCCGGCTGGGGTGGCGGGCACTCAAGGGGCATGCATGCCGTAGCTACAGCTATTGCTGCATTAAAAGGATCTGCTACTGCACCAGGTACTGACATTTTTTACTCCTATAATAACTTTGCTACTTTAGAGCGGGCATCATCCATCTCCTGTTTAAGAGTTGCAATATGACCTCGTAACGGGGGCATGAGCGTCGGTGCACCCAGATTTGAGATGGACGTTTCAACTGTTGTAGCTAGATTATTGGCAAAGTTATGAATAGCCGTAATAAATAAATCCCCTAAAAGCATCGGTTCGGTAGCACCTAAACCGAGAGAAACTTGAGCACCTTCGCCTGGGCCTTTTTCAATTCCAGAGCCTATAACTACCTTCGGGCCGTCAATCATAATGACGCCGTCCGGACGAATTGTAATAATCCCTCGTCCCTCACCCGCTTCATCATCTGCAGTACCTTCTTTAACAATCGTAATAGAGCCCTGGATAGGGCCGTCTGGGGCTTCAAGATCCTGTCTAGCAATAATTCGAACCTCATCGGACTTTGCAATAATTGCAGCCTGACCTATACCTTCAGCAAACTCTTCCAAAATTTCAATATCAGCACCATCATTAGGATCCCCTGCGGGTGGAACCTGGGGATACTCTAAACTAAAATTAAAGTCAGGTAGCGTATTCATTGAAATATAAATTCGGGATGCATCATTAAAAAAATCCGGATCACCCTCTGATGCATCTGTTAGTCTATTTTGTACATTATCTGCATCATTCCCAGCACCAACAGCATTCTTATCGGTTTCATCATAATTTCTCGAGTTTGTTATGACCCTACATGCCGTTAATTCTGCAGGAGAATCTGGATCAGGAAGATACCTGCCCCGGCCGGCGACCATGTCAATAGTTCCAGAGAATGTTCTTTCATTCTTGTCTGCTGCACCGTCTTCAGGGGGTGTATCAAAATTTAGTTGAGCTAAAGAAGCACCGGTTGTTGTTGCATTAGACCACTGTGGCGGCCCGTCGCTCCAACCTTCCTCTAACGCTTTCGACGTATACCCTCTATCTTCACCAAGGGATATCATAGTATTATTTGAACCCTGTAAGACAAGGTCACCTGGCCGTTTGGTCCAGCGAGGCACTGGCTCTAGAGTAACTGATTGCATACCTAATGAACCAGAATATATCTGATCATACTTTCCTTCATTCCGTAATCTCATTTTTCCAGGTATACCGCCCCCATTAGGGAACCCCGCGCCTCGATCGTCGTCGGCTGGGGGTTCTACTTCCCTTTCCTCAGGAACTGATGTTAGGGCACTGTACCCCCTATCCGAATGTGTGAAATTAATATCATCAACATAATCAGGCTCTGATATTCTACAAATCCAATATCCTAATGATGCAGACGGGCCACGTTCGTTATCCTCTACAAAAACCCAAACATGTTCTCCAGGTTTAACTGGCATACCGAGATAAGGGGGGAAGAACGGAAAACAAACCATGTATGCAGCATCTTCTCTAGAGCCCTGGCCGGCAGTGACGATTTGTACAATGCATGAATTGCGTGGCGCTACCTCTAATAAAGACGCATCTTTACATGTAGTACCTAATTCATCATGTTGCTCTTGATCAAGAATAGCAGGATCATGAATTACATCAATAACGACGCCACGATATAATGATGGTGCACCAGGTGCCTCTGCCGCTTGTTTTGCTATAGCACTAGCATTAGACTCTTTGCTTTCTCCTGACAGTTTTCCAACCGGATCAACAGCCATTATTACCCCTCGTTAATCTGAGAAAATAAATCATCCGGATCAATTCGCTCAGACCTTTCTTCTGCCTTACTTATAAGTTCAGCTAACTTCAAAATTTGCTCGTTTGATTTACTCATACGTTCTAGATATTTTGACAATGTCGGGCCCATTGTAGAGTGTTCATAAGCACCACCCATCATCTCTGACTTTGCTTCATCCAGCAATAGCTGGGCTTGAGCCCTATCAGAAAGTGCATTCTCATATATCTCTTTCCATAAAAGCTTTTTTTTGTCATCTGACTTTTCAATTGAATTCAAGAGATCAGAAAACTGCTTTATTTTATCTTCCGACTTATCAACTTTGTCAATCATTTTCTCGACTGTACTCATTTTTACCTCTAGAATATATCAAATTTCTTATCAGGGCCTCTGACTAAAGAACGATAGTGTTTTCGAATAATCGACATAGCAACTGATAATTGCTTGGGGGACAAACCTGATATATCTCTAACATATACAAAGATTGCTCTTTTATTTAAGAAGTCTAATTGATCCACTGTTTCGAAAACGGTAATCACAGCATCAATACATTTCTTCTCATTCTCCCCGCTGACCCTTCCTTTAATCTCCGCAAGTACTTCCATAATTTCATTTCGAAAGTTTGCTTTTATCATCTCTTCATCAGGGGGCAATATTACATCATGAGAAGCATAAGTTTGCTTATCACGTCTAGACATTCCTTCCTGATGATCTACACTAACATGCCGCCGTTCACTCTTGATGCGCCGGCGAGAATTAATGATTAACCAGTTTTTTGCAACAACATTAAAATATGAAAATGCCTTTGTCCCTTTATCCGGATTCCATTTATGAATCGTCTCGAATAAAAAAGACACACAGTCATTCTTTAAGTGTTCATATGGTTCACCAGGTGAGATGAACCCATAAATAAAAATCAGGTTTTGTGCTAGTTTCTCAAATGCAGGAAGAATTTTCTCTAAATAAAGTTTATTCTTTTCCTCGAGGCAATCTGAGTTCTGATATTGTATAATCGCGTCTTGGGTTTCTAAATTAAAATAATTTTTACTACCTGACTTTCGACGCCGAATAATTCTTTTTCGTTTTGGTTTGGTCAACTTTTCTATCCTTCTTCTGCATCGTCAGCCTCTATATCAGAATCTTGTTCGTTAACCGAATCCACCAAAGTATTTGCAACACGTAGCATTGCGTATTTAGTCCGCCTAATATCATGATGTACCCGTTTAATTTCAGGACTATTATAAAAAAGAGGTATTTCTAAAACTTTTCCTATGGATTCTTCCCTTTCATCTAATATATCCAACGCTTCCTCTATAGAATCTTGCATATTTAGTATTTTAATACCAAATTTGACGTTGTAATATATTGATGCAGCGAGCAATACAAATTGCACTGCTGCTATCGACCCTAGAATCCATAATTCCATATCTAAATTAACCCACTAAATACTTCATCGTACCTTCTGCAAATTGCATCTTGAGAATATTCTTCCTGTAATACTATACTTAAATCTCTTGCCCATGTATTCGGAATATCATTAGACTCATAAAACTTACGAAATCTAGCCTTGGCATCTTTTTCAACTGGCTCAGCCCATTTCATACCCGGAAGGAATAACCGACCGTCAACTCTCGATTTATGAATTTCTTGTAGGCTATAGCCCACCTTAATGAATTTCCCCCTGTTGAGAAAATCTAAATGCCCAGACCAGTTAGTTGCAATAATAGGCAATCCGGATGCAGCAGCCTCCAAAAGAGGTAACCCAAATCCTTCACCCCTGGTTAGAGAAACCAGCGCCTGAATATTTTTATTCTTATATAGTGATGCAATTTCATCCTGAGTAAAGCTGCCATGTAACAGATGTACTTTTGGATAATCCCCAGGACGAACTTCTCTTAATAAAGATCTTAAAAGCTTCTCCGTAACAACTTTGTCAATTTTTGTGTTTTTTCCGGAATTTGTTTTAATTACGATGCCTACATCTGGATTATCTTTGAACTCTTCGCAAAGCCACTTGATAGTATTAAATGTGTTTTTCCTATCATTGTGGGGATTGCTGCCGGTTATCTGGCCAAAAAGCAAAAAATTAAATTTAGTATCAAGGGGTAGGTTGAGCTCTTCCTTGGATGGAATTGAATCATAATATGACTCTGGAACAACATGAACCGGCGGGCTTACACTTCCGGTATTCTGTATACATGCTCGTACATGCTCAGATGGAACAACAATCATGTCCATTTGATTACAGTTTAAGATCCACTTTGGGTTGCACTGATCAGTTTCGATAAATGCAGAAACACCTACGTTTCTTTTTGCTAGAGAAGGATCCCACTCATTAGGTAGTTGAACCTGAATTGATACATCAGGCTTGCCTTTAAGGGGCTTTGAGCGTTCCATAATCTCACCAACTAAGCCATCCTCATACTCTGGATTAATCATCCAGCTGGTCATTCCCCATGGTACCACTTGAGTTATGACATTAACATCCTGTGTTAGCAGCCACTTAAAAATCTGTCGTGAATGAGTACCGTACCCTGAATAACTTAAAAGAGGAGCTCTAATTACTACTGTTTTCATTAATTAATCCCTATAGTGTCTTACATGTCCATGGCTGGTATCGACTCTTCCAGTTTGATATCGTATCATTCATCGTGTCATGCCACATGTCAATGGTATCCTGGTAATTAAATTCTGAGTCAACATAATCTTTGGCTTTTTTGCCAAGATTTTTCCTGCTATCCGGACCCATCTCATACATTTTCTCTATAGCATCAGCAATACTAGCATGAGAAACTAAATCTTCATATATGTACGGTACCTGTTGACTACCTACTAGGGTTGTTAACTCTACATCTAATCCGATACCATTCTCCGTACCATTACGGTGATCAACGACTTGCCTTGTTAGACCACCCGTCTTAACAGCTATAATCGGCTTACCAACCTGCATAGCTTCTAGGGTTGTCAATCCAAAGCCCTCTGCGTAGCTTACATTAATACATGTATCTGAGATGTTGTGTAATATATTAATTTGCTCAAAGTCTAATCTATCTTTAGAGAAAACAACACTGTCTCGAATTCCCAACATATCAGCAACCTCATAAAGGTTCTGACCTTCGCGGTCAACTGGATCTGTATGCAACAATAAAGAAGCTTTGTTAGTGCCATGTTTAGACTCAAGCCGGTCCATAAACTCTTTCCATGCCCATAAAAGATCACCGGCACGTTTTCTTCTAGCATTTCTATTCATCCAGAAAACCACAAAATGATCCGTACGGTTCTGCCCAAGGACTTGCTTCTTAAATTTTGCAACTTCAGAAGCCGGCAAGGGCCGGTATACATCACCTGGTAATGCATGAGGAATAAAATTTGCTTTATTAGGTACTAACTCTTTACACATCTCATATGTCAAATAAGAGTGACAATTCACCAGGTCGGTTGATTCATACAATACTTTGTTAAACTCTGGTGTTGGTCTATTATCCCAGACATGCCAATACGCGATAGGACATACTTGGTGTATTTCATCTTCCATTTCCCAGGCCCAGATGAAGAAACGGGGATCAGTAAATAAAAGAAGGAGGTCAGGCTTCTCTGTCGCTAAAGTTACTCTAAGTAATTCAGGGTTGCCAAACCCATCAATAGGGCGGATGATAAAGTCTTCATTAACCTGGACGGTGTCATAATTATCATGCTTCATAGCAGCACCAAACTGCCGGAAAGTCCACTCATTCTTTTTAAGGAGACCATTAATCAGGTGGCGTGTTTGAACCCCTACCCCGCTGGTGCTTAAAGCATGATCAGATAAAACTAATACTTTCTTTTTCTTCAAGATACACACTCACATTCATGATATATTGTATAGTTACCTCCGATAATATAAACTAATCCTCGGATACAGCTCTACCAACCATGTTCTCCCAATCACGTTCAGCCTGGGGCCGGACTTCCATATTTTTTTGCCATACAGCAGTCAATACAGTGGGTTCAATGCTTAGGTCCTGAGCAACGAATCTAATAGCATTTAGATCCTTAGGAAAGCAATGACCGCCAAAGCCCATGCTTCCGTCAGGACCAGGTACTGATAAATGGGACTTGCCAATACGTTCGTCATATAGTGCATACTCTACCACCTTGTCAAAATCAATATCCATCCCGTCACAAACTTGTTTCATCTCATTTGCAAACGAAACCTTAGTTGCCAAGAAGCAGTTAATAAAATACTTCACTGTCTCTGCAACATTGGCACCGGTCTTAATAATCGGTACCTTTGGAAATGCACGCCTGTACATTGTCTTAACCTTCGTTGATGCCGGTCGCGGCCCACCGATGATAATACGGTTTTGGTTCTTAAAATCTTCAAAACTATTAGCTTCAGTCAAAAACTCTGGGTTGAAAATAATAGTTACGTTCGAGTAGCGATCATTTAACCGATCAGTTGTACCAGGCTCGATCGTAGATTTAATAACTGCTATAGCATTTTTATTAAGCCGGCGATTTGCATCATTAATCTCTGAGATTGCGTCTTCAACAATCCTCGTATCACATCGCCCATTCTTTTTCATAGGTGTGGGTAGGCATACAAAGACCACTTCATCAACTCTGTCAACTAGCTCTGAAATCGATTCACATGTAGAATTCTTTGCTGGATCAATATCACATGTCTCAACATTAAATGCATGACTCATTCCTTCACGAATGGCTGAGCCAACAAACCCCTGACCAATAATTCCAATTGTCTTTTTATTCATTTTTTCCTCTTAAAGTTCGTCACCGGGACAATGCGGTGTATTTTTGAAATCGCAAAACTTGCATGCATCACCACGATTCTTCGGAAAAAACCCTCGCCGAACTGTGGAAATCATGCTACTTACTAACTTATCAGCCTTTTCCTGTGTTTTCGGGCCGACTGAAACTTTTATAAATTCACACGTCTTACCTGGTTTAGCGCCGCGCTTAAGTAAAACGAATCCACAATATACATCTTTAGGATCAACGTTAAGCTTACGACTCCAGTAATTTTTATATAGAGCAATCTGCGCTTGAGTTAAAAAGCTGCGCCTCTTATCTGAGTTCCAGCCTCTAGAATTAGCTGTTTTCCAATCGATGATGTAACATTTGAGATTGCCTCTCTTGTCGCGGCACTTAATAATAGCATCAATATATCCCTTATATGTCATCGTGTCATCACGATACACAGCTTCCATCAAAGGATATTCCGCCGCTACAGTCTCCCAACCTGGAAATTCTTTTTCCATAAAGTCTGGGAGATCTTTAATACAATTCTTAGCCCAGTCAACCCAGTCATCAATCTTGTTGTGGCGGTACTTCCAACCTTGTGCAGACGAACGTGCAACCATGCCATCAATAAATTCTTTTGAGTCAAACCCCTTCTCTTCCCAGGCTGCTCTTAATGCAGCTTCAGTCTCATCTAATATAAGCTCACGGGTCTTAAGGAAATGTTCACAAGCCTCATGTACAATTGTACCGTAATCTAAATAAGGCGACTCATCAAAAGTCTGCAACTTATCGATATACAGAAGCTTATGGCGAAAAGGGCACTCTTTCCAGTTCCGTACTTCAGAATAGGAAATGTGCCCTTTGTTGGTTGGAAAATTCGTCATATTATAGTATAACGAACCAAATCTAAATGTTCAGTTATTTCTTCCAAAAACTATAAAGATTTTTTTCAACCTCATAATCAAAATATTCTACATTTCGATTCGGCTGAGCTTGGGCCCAGGAGTACATCTCTCGAACAGTCGTTTCAAGATCGGTATTATCATTAAAACCTAAAAGCTCTTGAGCTTTTGTATGGTCTGAATATGCTGTGTGAACCTCATTTCTCTTTTCAAGATGGACAAGGTCAACATTATTGTCAAACTCAGCAGCAACCTTCTGTACGGTTAGGGCTGCATCATTAATAGTCCAATACTTGTCGGCACCAATGTTAAATGTCTCACCGTGGTGTTGGGTCATCAACTGTTCAAACGGCTTCATGTAAAAGCTAATGTCAGAAAACGCTCGAACTTGAGTACCGTCCCCGAAAATTGTAAGAGACTCATTATTCAATGACTGTCGAATCCAGATACCAATTACATTCCGGTATCGATCCCAGATATTTTGATATACCCCAATCACATTATGTGGCCGGACGATAGAATACTCCAGGCCAAAGTGATCCTTAGCTAATGCCAGATCCATCTCTACAGCATACTTCGCAATACCGTATGGATCTTCAGGGGTTTGTGGTTGGGTCTCTACAAACGGAGGCGTACCTTCACCATAAACGGCCATTGAAGATGTAAAAACAATCTTCTTCACTTCATTATTAATGCATGCATTGATAACATTAGAAGAGCAAACAACATTATTCGTGTAATTAAAGCTTCGAATATAAGGACTTAATCCTTCAGCAGCATATGCAGCAAAGTGATATACATAATCTGGCTTATGATCTTCGAAAATCTTGCTAACCGCAGAAGCATCATTTAGATCTGCTTCATAAAATACAGAATTGGGATCAACGCTAGATTCATATCCCCCAAAAAGATTATCAATACCTACAACAGTATATCCCTTACCGGTAAGATATCGCGAAAAATTAGCACCTAAAAGTCCGGCTGCACCGGTAATCAAAACTGTTTTACTCATCTAAATTTCTCCTAATTAGATTCAATTGAATTATATCATATAATGTTCAGAAGTTCAACCAATAAAACCACGAGTTCTCAAAAATAAAGACTCAGCCTGTTGTTGTAGCGAATCCTCTGAAAACATGTCTGCACCTTGTGCAATATTATAATGATATGCACATATTGGAAGGTATGATCTACTAAGCTCTAACTGCTGGCAGCGGTCAAGTACTGGAAGGTATATTGCTTGATCGGCAACCCTCTTAAAGTATTCACCTTGTGCATTGTAGAAATTTTCCATATCGATATCATTGATTAAAAACTTTCGAAACGTTTTAAGATGACTAGATACCCACTCATGCTGGTATACATCTGCATCTTTTGGAAGGGGCTTCGACCCTCCGGTTATTGTAAATCCCCAACGTTGATTTGTCCAGACTGCCCCTACAGTTTGCTCCGGATGATTATACTGCTCATTGATTAATGTAAGCGCATCCATGTCGCATAACCAATCATCACCGTCAACATGACAAATAATATCATCATCATTAGCCAGGCTGATTCCTGTTAGGATGTTCGGCAAGGCATGATATTGATTATCATTTTCAATTACGGTAACCCTACCTTGGGCATTTTCGAACTTCTTTAAGAATCGATTAATCTCGGTGACAGTACCATCGGTAGAATTATCGTCAATTATAACTACGGACCAGTTTGTATGTGTCTGGGCCCAGATTGAATATAAACAACGTGCTACCTGCTCTTCAGCATTTCTAACAGGTATTACAATCTTAAAATGATTATTCACTATCATCATCCTCAAGCATAAGAGATGGGTGGTGTACATCAATCCCTAATTCTGGGGTTGGTTTACCAAAATCGACTTTTTCATGAAATACCCAACCTCCCATTTTTTCTCCAAGTTGAGTAGCTAAGCGCTTAATGTCTTTATTCGTAACTTTAGACCACGACTTATCAAAAAACATATTATTCTCTGATGTATCTTCTTGAGGTATATCATATAGGCTTTGCCAATGCTGGGACCAGTAATCGCGATATGTCTTAATCTTTCTCTCAAGGTCATACCATGAATAATGATAAGCTGTAGGCAACATTTCAATATTTCGCGAAAACCAATCTTTATATTTCTGATGCGCGTCCTCATTATTCCCTAATGCCATCATACGGAGATTATGGGCATCTTCTGCATAAAATGAAGCATGCGGAATAAGTTCATTAGTATCCTTATGGATATAATCACAGCCATCCGTACCTGGCAATGCGTGAAGATAGCCATCACCATCATAAGCCTGCAAATGCTTAGGGATCCCATGGGTAATCTCAGGTTTATTTCTAGAAATGCGCCACTTCCATGGAGTCACATCCATTCGGGTTTTTCCCTGATCACCCCAGAATTCAACCACGGGAAGAGAAACTAAATCAACCTCCTGTGGGAATACGGCGAGTAGCCGGCGCACTTTCTCATAGTCATCCTCATGAATAACCTCATCAGCATCTTGCTGCCAGCAATATTGCATGCTGCATAATCCTCGAGCAGAAGCTTTTTGTGCTCCATCAAAGACAGCAAAACGAGGGTGAGCCCAATCTCGTTCAATTAAGCTAACCTTAAGCCGGGGTTCTTCAACTGCCATATCAAGTAACTGTTCATACGTACCATCCCTAGAACCTCCATCAACCACTACCACTTCATCGCAGAAGCCTAACATTGACTTAATGGATTGAACCCATGGATATCCGCCTTCGTTACAATTGAGGGTGGTTGTGTAACCACTGAGGGTTGGATTATAATTCATTGCATATTTGATTCCATTCCAGAATCTTTCTCGAGCTGCGTAAAGGTAAGCCTGGGTATCATATACATCAGCGGTATCAAACCAGATTTCATTTTTATGCTGTACGTTTTCATTTAATACTAGCTTACACCCAAGAAGCTTAGCCTCAATAACGATCCTTGGGCATGTATCTGCACCGGCCGGTAGAAACACCAGCCCTTTGGCCTTTGACAATTTATCTAAAACATCACCATACTCAAGGTTCTGAATCAGCTCATAATCTAAATCATGATTAATGCAGTGTTGAATGGCATCATCTGTACCTTTAACCCATGAAGTACTTCCTAAAACTAGCCACCCTTTTCTTTCATTATCTTTATTTTGTTGAGTCAGGTAATCAACTGCAGCAAAAAATTTCTCTGAAAATACGGAGCTTAGTACAGTGCCGTCTTTTTCTGAAAGGAAAGGAAAGTGTTCTAAATAAATGTTTTGCTGAGCTTCTGACATCCACCAAACGCTCTTGCTTCCATACATAAAAGCAGATATCATCTTTCCATGAATATCATTATGGCAGCCGCAATCACCTTCATTATGGATATGTTTCTGAGGGGATCGATATTTACAGTACTTATAGTCATACTCTACTATAGAATAGCTTAAATTTGCAACTATCATAGGGATCAGATTAAGATTCATATGTGCATAGTTGCCGAATATCCAATGTTTATCTGAGCATTGTTCCAATAATTCTTGTGTCACATCCCGTGCATGTAATTTATAAACACTAAAGGGGGAAGACTCAATTAAAGCTTCAGAAGTAAGTTCAGCACCACCCTGAAGATCCTCTACAAAAAAATCCGAAACAAAAACTATATCTGTCTCTGAGGGGATCTTATTATTTCCATCCTCAGAAAATGGGCTATTGAACATGCACTATACTCCTACTCGCTACTTGATCAGCTTATGAAGAAGGTACAGTGAAAAAAAAATATGTACAATTACTTATACAAAATTCCTTTACAGCCCTAATATAAATTACTGGATCTGGTTCAGTACTGAATCTGAATATCTGATAATCAGTATTCTATTAATATTAGATCAGCTTTACTTTATTAATAGATCAGTATTGAATCAGATCTAGCTAGTTAGCTTAGCTATAGCTGCATTAATTTCTTCTTGAAGGATTGTTTCGCTATACATTGTGTAATATGAATGTACGTCTGCACCCAATGCGCGTTCTTCTTCTGTGGTATAGTAGTGCCACCATATGTGACCGTCAGCTTCAGAGGTTGGGGGATTTTCCGGATCCGGGGCGGGATATAATACTTCAAGCTGTTCAGCCATGAAACCCTCCGTAACGGTACCTGATAAGCCGAACAATATATTTGCAATTGCTTTCCATTCATACTCGTACACTGTTAATCCAATTAAATTATATTGACTAGTAATTTCAGCAGTAGGTACCGATCGGGTTATAATCTTAAGGTCCTTATCCGACCAGTCACCTATCCCGAGGTTCCGTTCCGGTGGGGCGCTATAGTCAAGATCAACATATGAATAAGAGCTATCGATTGCCGTAATATCACTCTGGATGTTGTTTACCTTAGTATTCATACTGGCTAAGGTACTTTCGGCATCTGCTAGGGATGTATCTAAGGTATTGATGCCGTCAGACAAATTCCCAAGATCGGTCGTTAAGTCTGTTATCTTAGATTGTGACAATGAGGGTATCCTACCAGTTCCAAAAGACCCCGCAGTAATTTTGCTAGCATTTAAGTTAGGTATCCTACCAGTTCCAAAAGACCCCGCAGTAATTTTGCTAGCATTTAAGTTAGGTACCCGGCTAGCGGAAGACAGGACACCACCCGAGTTAAAGTAACTCTTTGCAGTAACACCGGCTTGTACATCAGACATATCAGATACGAAAGCTGTCAAGCCCTTGCCTCCCATTGAAAGACTGCTCTTATTGTTATAACTAACACTCTGATATGTAACAGCATGATCAGCTAGATCTGTTACTGCAGTCTTAAGGTTAGCATTAATATTATTGGCCTTAAGTTTTCCGCCGCTAAAGTAGCCGTTAACTGTTACACCTTTTTGCACATTCGCGTTGCCATCAATCAACGCGTTGATTGCAGTACTGTCCGGAATATCACCGGTTGTTGCAAGGTCACTCGGTACCCCAGATAGCGTTGACCACGTTGGTGTTGCCGGGATATCACCGGTTGTTGCAAGGTCGCTTGGAACCCCGGACAATGTCGACCAGGCCTGGTTCGAATTCTTAAGATCATTATGTGCGTTTGACACATTTAATTTACCGTTAGTGAAATAGCCGGCAATAGTATCAATTGCATCTGTGTCGCGAGGAATACCAGCCGGCAACGCATCACCAAGAATTAAACCATCATCACCAAACTTGTCTTGTAGGGCGGCGACATCATTAACAATACCGTCAGACGTCTTCATAAACGACTCCCCATCTGGTAAGAGACTGTTTAAACCATCGGCTGTAAATTCAGAGACATCAACATAATCACCTTTCGGCTGCAAGTTAAACCCCTCAACAACAGCGGTTTTCACTGTATACCCTCCATCTCCATCATCGTCAAATATTCCGTTCCATGCATCTTTCTGTACGAATACACTAGTGTCAACGTCGGGTGCTTCCCATGCTGCCGGCATTGGATCAGAGTCTCTTAATACATCTGCTATATCATCTGTTTTTACTATATCCGTCCAGCTGGAAGGTGTAGAAATATCACCAAGTAGACTTTCGAGATCCGTTGTTCCAATTTGTGTATTATCGTATTTTCCAGTATCAATCTTTCCGGCCTTATCTCCACCAATAAAAATATCACCGGCAATTAAAACGTCGGATGGCAATGTATATTCTGTATTGACATATTTTCCGGCGTCGATCATCCCAGCCTTATCACCTCCAGCAAAAATATCCTCAGCTCTTACTATATCACCAAGGTTCTGCAGCTCAGTTGGTAATTCAGAAATACTACCCCACGCTACACTTGATGGAGCTTGATCATCTCCGCTTAAAGACGAAACAGTCTCAAAGTCTGGCTCTTGAAATGCATCAACAATATGGGTAAAATCAATTCTATCCTGACCGACGGCCGTCCATTGTGCTAAGGTAAGATCGACCTCACCAAATGAATCGACACCGGATGCTGTTTGGGCTTCGGTTTTCATTGCTGTAATATCTTCTGAGGATGCGCCCATAAATCCTTCTGGCAATTTTCCGCTTTTTCTTTTTTGAAACCTTAGTTCTCCGGAGTCGCTAATTGATATTCTATGTTTTTCGCCAATCCAAATTGAGTTGTCAGAAAGAAATAAGTGTCTAACTTTATTCTCCGCATCGCCCAAGTCAAACGCTGCATTATTTTTTGGTATTAAACTTCCATCTGCACGTGCATCCCACTGCGTGAATCCAGCATGTAGTAAAAATGTTGCGTAGTCTGTAGCTACCCATCTACCCGGTTGATCATAATCTCTATCAGTACCAGCTCCAACATCTTCCGGAATTACAATTAGGTGTGCATAGTCATTCATGTGTACACCTTCATTAAATACCTCATACTCAGCAACGCTTCTGTTCCAGTACCATGTTTTTGCTATAGAAGGAAAATCAACATCGGTCTCTCCATCCAGATCCATTAAAAGACTTTTAGCGGTAACTTGTGAGTCCCACATATATACTGTCGTAAATTTTCTAGCAACGCTATTTTCAGACCATACAACATTTTTAACTGCTATCAATTGTCCATCATGACAGGCACTTGAATTGATAGCTTTTAATAGTTCTAAACTACTTAAAACGTTTTGGACACCGGTATGTTTATATGACATCTTTATTCTTCCTTATTATGATACGAACCAGTCAGTTCCATCATTCCATAACATTACGCATGCGAAGGATTGATCAAATTTAAGCGGTTGAGCGTTCCCACTCCAGTATGTATATTGGTCTAACGTCGCGCTGCCTTGAGGAGATACCTGAATGTGTGTGTAGGTATCACCAGCGGTACCTAACTTATCTTTAACCATTAGGGTTTTCCCTTCTAACCCTGTAGGGTCGGGCAACCTAATGTGAACGTTTTGCCCGGCCGGACACTCTACACACAAGCAATTTTCATTTGCAGTTAAGTCCGGAACATATAGATTTTCTACAATTATATTTCCATTGACATCAGTTAATGAAGAAGTATTTCCGTCATCGACTGACTGGGCACTTCCAGGCTGGACCATGGTAACTGTTCTAGCTGCATTGGAGCTAACACCTCCGCTAACATTTCCACCTTGTAGCCATAACGTTACGGATGCTTCTGCAATATCAATTTGATATGCAGGGTCTATCACTTCACAGTTTTCTTCCAATGCACGAATGGCAATCGTTTGACCGGCAAAGACTGGAATATCTAACTCATTTCCTTCGCCAATATATTTCATTGGGTATGTATTATTATCCGAAGCATTCCATTCAATCCAGCTAACACCTGTATACTCATTATATGACAGTGTTTGGTTAGGAGGTGTTGTACCCTCATCTGGATCTGAACCATCACCCAATGTGCCGATTGACCAAGTAACCTTCTCACCAGTGGTTAGGCCCGGGAAGTTAATAGGATGCTCAGAAATATATCGTACAGAGTATCCTACAATTTTACAATCAAATGGAATTAATAATCCCTGTGCCCAATTCTGGCGTGTAAATGTATCACCGGTAAATGCCGCGGCACCTTCGCTCGGTGTATATCCTGCCGTCCCGTCCGCTCCCCAAGAAACAAATCTTGCTGAAGGCTCGTGGGATGGAGCTAATGTATGAAGATTTACTAGAACATTACCCGGTGGATAAGTGATTGAAAACCCGAACATTGATGCATCAACGTTAACAGACGCAGAGGGATTGTTTCCACCAAGTGTAGCATTTAATGATGATCCATTGGCTTGAAAGGAATTAATCCATGCTACAAAATCTCCTGCAGGAAATCCACATGTAAATGCGTTACTTCCTTCGACCGTTAACGATAATAGCCTACCAGGCGGAAACCCAGTAGCCTGATCACCTGGCCAGTTTGGTGTCCAAGTACCTGCTCCATTATCGATAGTCGAACCAGACCAAGATAGGCAGGATCCGTTGTTGCCGCTAGCAGGATCTAAGGAATATGCTAGACCAAAAAAGATGGGCCCGATCGGGTTAGTATCAACTATTCGAATTGTTGTATCACCCACAGAGTCGACTGGAAATTCGAATACCATTTCTGAGCTATTCGGTGAATCACCGGTACTCGCTTCACCTGCAGGGGCATCCGCAAACACATCAATACATACACCATTCATTGCAGTACGCCAGCCGCCTCCGCCACCAAGAGCCCCGCCGGCCCCGAATATTGTTCCGGAAACGTATACATCTCCGCCAAAGACAGCTGTCCCCCTTGTTCCATTTCCATATTGTAGAATGTTTCCGCTATCATCTGTTGGCTCAACGCATGATCCGATTGAGCCTGAAACATAGAAATTAGTATCTGCAAAAGTTCTAGGGTTTAATAACGGGTCAGAGCCATGTGTACCAGATAATATTAGAACCTGAAGACTTTCTTTGTCAACGTTTCCAGATGAATCAGCTATAATCGGTGCTAAGACGCTAGTCGTTGGTACACCATAACTTAGGCTACCTAAACCTGTTGCTGTTAGCTTTGCATAAGTTGAAGCTCCTGAGGTATTGAATGTGTCAACGCCACTCGTTTGGTCACAAGGATTCCCGAGTGTATCACATACTTCTAGATCCCAAAATACATTGGCAATAGAGTCATAAGCTGTAAAATATGGAATGTCTCCTACATTATAATAATCGCTGGTGGCGCCTAATCCATCGTTACCCATTAGCATAATTGTTAGGTTACTTACTATGGCACCATTTTTATATTCCCACTGTGTACCACTGCCAACATCAACACAGTGTGCACTCCAAAGATAATATCTATTTCCTCCGTCTTCCCTATATGCAGCTACCTTATCTCCTGGTATTGCTGGCCTATACCCACTACCACCAGGTATTGGAAACTGAATTGCTTCCCAAGGTGTTTCCGTAAAAGCAAATGAGTGTTGATATGCCGACACTGTCCAACTAGAAAAGTCAAAAACTGTCATATCAAGGTCTGGATGTGTGGCATTGCCAACCGGTACCGGCGGGCCAAAGTCTTCGTGGACGGTTGACAGGTATATGCCCCCGGCAGGTGTATGATTTTGTAATATTGTATCCGTTCCGTCAGAGGTAGTGAATCCAGCTCGTGTATTTTGTGACAGTGTACCATGTACATTACCATTAAGAGATAATTCTAGTTTTGTATGTGGGATTGGATTAACAATTGTTCCGTTTGAATCAGTTTCATTTGATTCAATTCTTATGGCAGCATTAGATGTCTCCCCTCCATACACGTGAACCTTTTGCATCGGATCATCGGTACCAATACCAACTTGGTTAGTTTCGTCCCTTAGGGTGACCTTGTCACCTCCGGAGATGCCATCTGTGTCGGGCCATAACCATGCAGCACTATTAGATAGACCCAACAACGCATGGTTGACGTCATCTAGTGCATGACCAACCTGGGTATCCCCGGTCCACCAATCAATTAAGCCATTATCATATGGGTTGCCGGTAACAGTTGCGCCACCGCCATCATGATCATCACCTTCTTGCCCATCATGGATTTCATTTGTATTAAAGTCACCTAAATCTTCTCTGCCGTCCCTGTCATCTTTAAGTTGCGCGCCTCCAAGCCCGCCCGATTTGTATGCGACTGTACCGTCTTCTAAAATTACTAGTACCTTAGGTTCTTCCGGGGTACCAGCATCGTCATAATCTGTATTGTCTTCTTTAAGCCCTATTATTTTTATTGGATTAGTAGCTGCAGCTTCACCGGCTACATCCGCGTATCCGCTTAATGGATCTTCCGGATCAAGTAACCCCCAAAACCCACCATCAGCTACACCACTATCTGCACCATGAATTGTAACTCTGTGCCTGATATTAGAAGTTGAACTACCGGTTACATCTAAATCACCCGTACTGTCAACTTCAAAATCAATATAGTTTGTTTCATCATATGAAAGCCTAAGCTGTACATCATCTTTTTGAATTTCTACATGTTGATTAGGATCATTAGTACCAATCCCTGTTTCACCTGTACGGCGGATTGTTACCCTCACTTCATCCCTAGTACCAAATTGAAGATGGGGATCAACTGAGCTAGCCGTATTTTCTCCACCGATTAATAAGCTATTTGCTAAAGTGTCTGAAAATGGTTCTCCTTCTGGATCTTCTCCGGAGGAACCAACCAATCCAATAATAGCTTTATGTGACCCACCATCTTGAAGAAACTGAATATATGGGTTATTATCTTCACCGCCGGCATTATTAGCATCCGCTTCCAGCATGATTACAGCGTTATTATCACTCTTGATATGTAGTTTGGCAGGGGTATCACCTGACTCTAAGAGTGCTAGTGTTTCTGCAACGTCCCCAATCTTTGCATGAATCCTTGCTGCCGGCCCAGTAGCGGAATTAACCCCAGCACCAATCTGTCCGGCACCGGTTATAACGACGTGATCAACCCCACCGCCGGCATTATCACCATCACCGTAGTAAAAATTAAGCCTGGCATCTGTGTTGCTACCTTGAGGTTCTGGTTTCGCAGCTATAGTCCATTCGTGCGATTGCCCAAACGGACCAGCGGTATCTTCTTCGTTTGTAAATGAAAGTCTTGAAAACCCAGTGTCAGCCTCATGAAGCAGTAACTGGTGATCTGAGTCTAGCGAAGACGTCGAACTAATATGAAGTTTAGCTGTAGGTACCTCTATACCAATACCCACCGTTTGATTATGATCAATCGTCATAGCCAAACCGTCGGTGGTACTCTCCGCGCTACCACCCATAGGCCCGTCATCATCCCAAACAGCACCGCCATGGTTTGTAAAGAAATTCAATCTTGCGGGAGTGTCACCTGGACTCCAGTCTTCAGCCGCCTCAGCCTCTATTCTGGCTGCCTTTCCGCTAGCAAGGTCTCCAGCTGTTTCAGTGCCAGAAAATTGTAATGTACCAATAACAGTACCATCACCCGGTACATCCGGATCAGTCGTTGGGTCACTAGCTGGACTTCCAATATGATCATGTGTAGAAGATATGTCTAAAAATCCGGATTCATTATATAGCGCACCAGATACTACAAGATCTCCTCCGAATACACCAACTGTGTAGTCAGGATTTGTGCCAGGAGTAAACCCTGCTTTACCACCAGGAACCCCCCAAACATAAAAAGCAGTGTCGTCATGATGCCCCGCGGCCCCAGTATTACCATCCTTCATAGAAAGTAAGGGTGTAGATGAACCGCCAATTAAGTCACCAGGCTCAGATAAAAGGATTATTTGATCCTGGGTGTTTGTGGCGCCTGAATTTTGTCTTCTTATATCTAGTGACGCGCTAGGGATGGAGGCATTAATGCTTACGTAATGATTAATTGAATCAATGTTAAATAAGGTATGCCCGGTGCCCTGTGGCCCTGTTGGGCGTGGGTCGTATGCATCATATACAGCACCACCGATAATAGCAGCCTCACGATCCTCATATTGGCCTAAACTATCTCCACGATGTGAGGCAATTGCTTCGTTTAGCTCAGCAACAGTTATAACACTGTTAGTTGACCAACCTTCAGGTGCATCTGAAAAATTGTGTAAATCACCCTCTGCATCTGGAACAGAAGACATCGTAGTTGCTGATGTATCAACACCCCCGGCTAGCTCATGAATTCCATCCCCTCCGCCACTAAACTCTAGAGATAGACTAGCATCGATAGCATCAGATAGATTACCACCATCAGAAAATGCTTCAATGACCACTTCGGCTGCATTTGATAATGCAATTATATCATTAGGGGTCGACACACCTGGTTCAAAGGTAATTACATAGTCAGGTGCCGCGGTATTATTTATAGATGTGCCGGTACCATTAATAAACTGTATTGTACAGTCATTACCATTTTCGCCGACATGATCAGTACCGGCAGTAAACCTCAAAATTGACTCATCAATATAAATGTCAACCAGCGCTTGGATTACGTCTTGATGAAAAGTTAGTGCAGCATCTTCACCTGTTAGCCAGTCACGAGGGTAATCATCTTCCGGTGCCATAAACTGAACAAAATTAATATCAGCAGTATAATCTTGGGCTACCAGGTTACCAGAAATAAATAGTTCACCTTCTTGTGATAGATCAACTTCAACAACTTGTCTTTCTGCAAACAAGGTGCCAGAAATTACAACATCACCTCCGAAGAGAACCACTCCGCTCTTGGCTCTTTTTTCTACTTCTGCATATGCTTCTTCACCATCTTCGGTGTATGTATGATGTGTATGCTGAGCGCCTGAAACAAAAAGCCAAACGTCATTACCGACTTTTAGCCCTGAGCCATCGCCATCATCTAGCAACTGGGGAGGTACAATTCCCTCAAAGGCACCCTCGATATAATCTGTTCCTGTAGCTGAGGACGCAACCTCTAAGGTATCTCGAGGATAGATCATTAATCTAAGATTGGGAAGTTGTTCATCCCAATCGGAGGATGCAGGATCAATAATTCCACCTGATGCAATTAGATGCGATGACCTAATTTGTTTGGCGAAAAAATCTTTTGGTCTATTTTCAAATCCCATGTCTTATTAACTCCTACTTTCCTATGGCGTGTAGTTGAACATGCATACCAGGAACATATGCATTAATTGAGATATCAACCTCTTTCTTTGTGACAGACACAATATGCACATCTGCATTACCCATGGGTTCCCCACTAGGGCTTAAGACAGACGCGGTAACGACTGGAGGTGATCTAAACTCTGCTTTGAATTTATATTTTTCTCGATATTTTCCTGTCATATCGATGCTCTTTACTTCAATAATCCACTGAGGTACATCTAGTTTTGTATCTACTAATCCCATCTTATTACCTATTCCGGACACTCAATCCAGATCGCATGCCACATAACTTTTCCATAATAAGGGTTAGTGACGCTAATATCCGCACCGGTGTGTGAGATATTAAATACGCTAGCATTAATAGCTTCTTGCGGATCTAGAGAAGTTACAGTAATGATGGGTGGATTTTCCGGAGGTGCCGGGAACGGCTCGTCGAAAGAAAATGACTTATAGGTCTCACCTTCAAACTCAACCTCGCCAATCTCCATTTGAAAATTGACAGGACTCCAATATGCCCACCTCGGAGTTCGCTTAACGAACGGGTAGATCTTCTTAAAACGGTTTCTATCTCTTTTTGTGAATTTAGTATAGCTCACTACAAATCTCCCAATACTTTAGTAAATATTGAGTGATCCGAATAAAGTCTAGCTTATCTAAAGAATCTTTGATGCTAATGTAGCAATATCAGATCTCTGACCTCTGCTTAACCTTATATGCCCAGCCAAACTAGAATCCTTAAACTTTTCTATAATGATTGAAAGACCGTTAGATTTGCTATCAATATATGGCGTATCAACCTGGTCTGTATCACCTAATAGTACCACCTTTGACCCATGACCAATTCTTGTTATAACGGTTTTTAGTTCATGGATGGTAGCATTTTGTGCTTCATCAACAATCACAAAAGAATCATTAAACGTTCTACCTCTGATATAGGATAAGGGAGCAATATCAATCTGTCCCTTTTGCCTCATACATTCAAAGTATGTTGTATCACCAAATGCATGCCGAAAGTTATCAACTATTGGTGCTAGCCATGGTGCCATCTTTTCATCCATATCACCTGGTAGGTAACCTAAGTCTCTTCCTACGGGCTCAATTGAACGTGTGAAAATAATTCTCTTATAGTTTTCTAACCCCAGGTGTCCCATTGCTGACAGTAAGGTAAGAAATGTTTTTCCGGATCCCGCAATGCCCGTTAGGGTCACTAGCTGAATATCTGGATCACTTAATAACGTTAACGCAAACTTTTGTTCTTTATTTCTAGGCTCAATCCCGACATGTTTGCATGCCTCGGACTGTGTTAATTTCTCAATATTATTATCCCTGTATATTCCGAGCATTGAACCACCTGAGCCCCCTTTGCCTAAAACAAACTGATTAGGTAACAACTCTATATCAATTTCCGGCTCTTCAATTTTTCCATACTCAAAAAAGTGATCAACATCTTTATCACTGAGATACAGTTCAGCTTCTCCAGTATAGATCTCATCTGTCTCGATATGATCCTTATAATAATCCTCAGCCGGCAAACCTAAAGCATCAGATTTCACACGCAGGTTAATATCCTTAGTGATTATTTTGGTAATCTTACCTGGGTTTGATCTCTGTAAGAAAAGTGCAGTAGCTAGAATCCGGTTATCAGCATGTTTAGCATCTAGCCCTTCTGGTATTTTGATTTCATTGCTACCTTCTATTTCTACTCTAATCGTTTGATCATTTTCTTCTAATCTAATTTCTTCGTCAAGCCGCCCCTCTTCTCGTAGTGTATCGAGGAACCGATTAACATATCTAGCATTTTCTCCTAATAGTCCTTTCTTTTCTTTAAAGCGGTCTAGCTCGTCTAATACCGTTAATGGAATTATAATGTCATTTCCTGGTAAAGAGTGAATCGCTTCCTTATCATAAAGCAAAACTGACGTGTCTAAGACTAAGATTTTTCTATTACTCATGCATTCTCCATATTTGTGTTTCGATTAAATCTATCCAAATCATACAGTCCGATTATATTAATAACTAGGATGCGGGCAAAAATATATCTTAAGATAGGTAGAGGTTGTAGTGAAGAAAAAGAGCGAATTAGTAATATTAGGCACCACATGCCATAATGAACATGAAAAACACAAGGTCCCATGTCAAAAAAAAGACTGCCGTTATTGGCAGTCTTGTGATAAATCTCAAAATTGTATTATGATATCGGCCAGGCAAGGTGAAAAAACACTCCAAGAAATAGGTGATATTTTTGGCGTGACCAGAATGAGAATATGTCAAATTGAAAAATTAATTTTCAAAAAGCTAATGACTAAGGGTGACCTTAAAAGTCTTTAGTTATTCTTTCATTCCGCCGAATATCGTTAACGCAATTAAACCAGGCAAACTATCATTAACATAGATGCCAGAGAAAAGTGTGTCTGCTCTACCACCAACATATGCGCTAGCAGCTTCTAGTCTATTGCTAATATCTGGATCACCAGCCATAGCCGATGTTACTAGTAACAGTAGCACACCGGTCGCAGGATGTCCTGTGGGGGACGGACATGCGGAACCCCTAAGGCTACCTTGGAAAACCGTTGCGCCTAAGTCACGACCACTTGGGTCCTTCACAACAGTACTTCCCAAGAATATTCTACCAGGTACAGATAAACATCTTTCAAGATCATTCGAATCAAACGCTGATATCTCGGATGGGGTCGCTGCTAGCTTAAGTACCTGATGTACTGTTTTTGCAAATGCAGAGTTAGCTGCTGGGTACATATTCAACATACCTACCTTACCGCGTAGCAACTGTAGTTGCCTTTCATTATCAATTACGATATGGGGTACCCCTGCAACATCACTTAGCAGGGTTTCATAATTTGTTTTGATAGCTGGGTTTAATAGTTCTTGCGCTGATGGCTTACTAACAATATACACCACATTACCATCTGACTCAAGGCTCTTAAGGTATCGTTCAAAAGCACCGTGTAGTGAATGACATGCTGATCCAGTGCCGCCACCACCACCGGCTAATACAAATAACCAGTCTAATTTTCCAAGTCGGCTCCGGCATGCATCTTCTACTAATGCGCTGTTATCTGCTAAAACTTTTTTACCAAGATCAACATCTTTCCCTACGCCATCGGTATCTGGTACGTTTAAGAAGTGTGCAGCATCAACACCACCAGGCTGATCTTTTTCCGTAGTGTTAACTAAGAGTGTCTTATTAAACCCTAAGTCTAAAAATGCCTTGGCCAGTTTGCCGCCACCACCACCGACTCCTACAAATCCGCAATTTAGTGCACTCTTTGCAGTATTGTCTGGAAGCAGCCTATCATCGACTACAACAGACTCATCCATTCCACCAACGAATCCCCAATCATCCTCTGCAGGATTGATATACGTATCGTCCTGGTTTTCTTTATCTTTTGTACTCATTTTTTTTCCTCTTTTGTTAGTACCAGTTTTTCTAATGTTAGAAAGATAGCTAGCCATTATAATCTCCATATGGTGGAGACGGCGGGAGTCGAACCCGCGTCCGAAACAATTTTAATTTCAAGTCATTCACAAGTTTAGTTAGTTTCTTTAAACCAACAAAGCATCCACTGTATGTTATCCTCCATAGTCCGTGGCCGAAGGAGTTTTGATCTTGTTTATTTCGGTGGGATCAACCACTTAGCCTAAATTGGATAGATGGCTTTAGGCAGCCACCCGATTAAGCCGCGAGGGCGTATTCGTAATTGTCGTTATTATTGGCAATTAAAATTTTGTAACATTGTCAAACCACTTGTTACCGTTGGTTACTTGCACTCTTAATCTCCATTACCCCGTCGAACCCGTTTCGTCCCCTGACTAACCTTTGCGGGCCTTCTCCTCTTGAATTGTTAACTTTACTAGCTCTGCAGAAGAAGACTTAAGGGCACGAAGGCCGCGACGTGCTCGAACACCAGCGGAAGCATTTCCACTAGCATTCTTATGTACATCAAGCTCAAGGCTTTCCATTAGAACCTTTATTTCATTCCATTTATCAATAATTGCGCTCATATTATCCTCACTAAGTTTCAATTACGCTTTTCTTTTGGGGTTCTCCCAAACTATCCATATGCTTCTTAATGCATCCAGATATATCTATCATCATCTCTCTATTTTCTAATTCAAGTGATAATAAATAGGCTACACGAAGGATTTGTTGCTGTGAGACACCAAAATTAAGGATTTCTGCTACAATCTCTCTAGACATTGCAACTTCCTTCACAGCAGACTCTAAACTAGTAGTACCATATTTCTTAATACTCATACCTTATACCTCCATGCTAATAACATCTTTCCTTACAAATGTTTCAATGTTAAATTTTGAGGGCCCATTAAATATCAATAACTTTCCTTGAGTATCTTCATCTAATGAATCCTGGGTTAATACCACATGACTGCCCCATTGTTCTTGTTGCAAAATAAACTGAACATTTTCCCACGTTGCAATATCTGCTTTATAGCTTTCCAACACAGACCGAATGTCTTGTGGGATCGTTATAGCAACATCATCAATAGCAACCATTGTTGATAGTTCATCTCTTCCAACAGCTAGCTCAGTGCGGCATATATCAATAACCTTATGTACAACAGCACAATTGTTGCATTGTACATATTTTGGTACAACAGTATCACTGTCATCAATTATAGAGAAAACTACAAATTGATGAAATATTGGGTTCTTTCTATCCCTATATTGCGGTAATATGCAATGACACTGTACTAAATGCTTAACACCACGCATTTTTTTACTTCGTGGTTTTACGACCGGTCGGTTTCTTTCGAGTACTCGTAGTTGTTTGAGATTCCTGTATACGTAAAACCTGGGAATGCAGTGTATCCGTTGCTTGATCAACCGTGCTATTAACGATTGTAACTACTTGCTTTAAAAGATAATCATCAATTGCTAGTGAACCTGAAGCAACTGCATTCATTAGATTTGTACCAATATTTGATTTCGTAACAGAATTAACATCAACTAAGGTACGATATAGTTGTGCTTCGTATGTATTTGACATAATAAACTCCTTGCCTTATTAAAGTATATCGACATGAGCTATAGTAAACCAAAGTTAGCTATTTCGCATGTTTATCCGCTACCCATGCTGCCCACGACTCAGGTTTAATCATACACCGAAACCCCATCGATGTTATAAAATTTTTAATTTTGCCTGAGTACTTAAAGCTTTTGTTGATAGGGTTGGGACTAACATCTGCATGTACAGTAATTGAATCTAACCCAGTCTCACTTCGGATTAAATCTGCAAGGGATATTGCTAGCTCTGACTCATGTTGCAGCCGGACACCAAGGTTGGTGTAACGTTTGGATGATACTTTTTTTCTAGTAACAAAATAAAATGCCCCCCACCCCGGCCGGTATAGGCATACAGTCACCGCAAAGACAACGGAGTCTTTAAGGGGTTGGGAGTCGGATCCAATATGAATCTCATAACTTTTATTATGCTTGATGACGCTGTCTAAAACTTGTTTGAAAGTTTGACAATTTCCAGATCCATCAAACCACGCTGCAGTATTCCAGTTCATAATTACCCATCATCAGTATCTAATATTAGATATGCAGACGAAGATAAAATGCTGTTAGCTAACGATTCTCCAGTTTTTAGTCCTAATGCTAATTCTCTTGCAGATAAAAATTGAAACTCATTATCAATTAGTGTCTGTAGCATGGTTATAACTCCCGGGTTTTTTACATGTAAGATTGCATCAACTGAGTTAACCACCCCGTATCTACAGATATGTTTTAGCATATTAATCCCATGTTGAATTTGCAAATATATCGCCTCTTTATTATTAAGATTACTTGCTAGCTTGATGTTTGTACATACCGAGCTTAAGGCTTTAGTTCTTTTGTCTAATAAATCTTTTTTGTCTCTAACGCTAGTATTTTGTTTTTGATCAATGATGTTGTTGATATGTCTTTTCACATCATGAGTTGTTTTTTCGTTTGATATAATCACACTATTATTAATGACAATCTTATCAACAGTTACAATATCTGCTGGTTCAATTCCAGAAATTACATCACCCTTAAGCGATGAAACAACATCCGTCCCACAAACAACTGCTAAGTCGACTAGCATATTAATCCCGTTAAGATCATATGGTACAACAACTGGTATTACATTTAGCGTTTCGCGACTTTTATTAACAGCTAATGTTCCGAGTACTTCATCATTAAACCCTCGGGCGAATATTACCCCTGGCCTTTTTTCATTATGAAAATACTCTAAGACTCTATTGATCTCTCCAACGGTCTCTATAATCCCATCAATTATTAAGATTTTTGGATGATATTCTTTCCACTCTTTTAGTTTTGTGCTAGCAGCAAAATTTTTCTCTGCTGAAAGGGGGAATGTATAGCCGCTGGTTAATTCTACACTAGTTGATGATGTATAATCCTTGTCAATATATAGTTGGCCATTATGTCCTGTCATATTGCATGCTTGGAGGATGATAGAAGAGGATAGGGGGTTTCTAATATATTTCCTTATGGACTTAAATGCTATGTCCTTAGATGTCCTCCTGGACAGGTTAGAGAGCAAGCGTATATCATCATCTAAATCTATAGATGTGTCTGTTTTTCCAACCATGATTTCATGTAATTTATGCTTAAGTAATTGAGTACATGATAACATAGCAATCAACCCGGCAAAACCTGAGGTTTTTTCCAAGTTTATTACGGATTCTAATAGCATATTTCTTATGCAGAAAGACACTCCCCCGCGCGCGCGTGCTCGCGCGAACAGAGCGAGGCGGATATCCGCTGCAGTCAGTTTGTTATAATTGCTGCCGTCTTGAAGTTCAAGAGTACCGGACAAAGCTGCAGTAATATCATCTTCGATTTCTGTAATAAATGCTAATACTTCATGGGCTGCAGCCGATCCACTCTTAAATCTAATAAATGGATTAGTGGACTCCATTGCCACCACCACCATTATGGCCGCCCCATGGATCCTTTGTATCTGGAGAAACCAGCGCTCCCCAAATTTCTCCTAATGCGCCGCCTAAATGTGTAAGGGCCTGCCTCATTTCTTCAACATCTTTGTTCGAAGCCGAAGTATTTTGTAGGGTTGTTGTAAATTCTCTCATTACTTTAAGGGCCTCTTGCTCTTGCTGATGCCTTAAAGCAGCTCCCATAATAGCACCAAGAAAACCCAATGATGCAAATACAATACCAGACGTAACGCTACCTGCAATTAGTAGTGCGGTACCGCAAATAATTGATAGACCTGGAAATATATTTTTCATGTGACACCTCTATTCTGACAAAGTCTAGAATTATGGTACACTGAAAATCAGAAGTGTTTAGCTGTCACGCCAAAGATTATTGCTAGCAAAAGTCAAAATTTCTTCGGCAGAGTCTTCATTATATCCGTACTCTTCCATCATTACCTCAACCATTTCGCTATATTTCTTTTGCTGGTCATCATCACGCGTTTTCGACTTAGTTACAATCCTTGCCATATCCTTTACAGATCCGATTAGGTAACCCTCAACGGCCTCCTTAAGGGGCTCATAACTTTGATAGTTAACTGTTTCGCCTCTTCGAAGCTTAGCAAACATATATGCAGTGACATCAGATCTAAACCCATCGCGGGAAGATCCTACGATACCAATTTGTTCTTCAATAACCCTCATGAAATCTTCATCTGGTTCACGTTGCTCTTTGGTAATACGATCTTTGATTTTTTGTCTAGTGGTATATGCCTCGGCATTGTCTAAGTAATTGTCAAATAATGATTGTGCTTGCTCTTCATATGCAGTAATAAAAGCCTTAGCAATTTCTGTTTCTAGGATCCGAAGGTATTCTTCTCTTACAACCTTAAGTAGTTCTAGACAATATGTACGAAATTCCTCATCAATAAGTTGCTCTTTTACCTGCTTTGTGAGAGATGACATAATTGAAACTGGGGTAATCAAGTCTTTCTCTGCATCAGTAAGAGCATTATCGATACCCTTCATGATAAATCGAGTTGAGATGCCAGTCATTCCTTCATCTCGAGATTCCTCGCGAAGATCTTTAATGTCAATTTTCTTCACCCGGCCTTTCTCAATTACGTCTTCACCATTATAGATCTTCATCTTGGTAAGGATGTCACACTTTTGAGATGGCTTAAGTCGGCTCATTACTGAAAACATTGAAGCGACTTTAATTGTGTGGGGTGCAATATGTGCCTTAAAGTCTGATCTGCTTAATTGCTTTTCATAAATCTTGGCTTCCTGATCAAGCTCTAAAACATAGGGGACGTTAACTTTCACCACACGGTCCAGGATAGCTTCATTGGTATGCTGTGATCTAAATCGATTCCACTCTGCCTCATTACAGTGTGCTAAAATAACACCGTCAAAGTGAATCATATCACTCCGGCCAGGCGATGGAACTCTTTTTTCCTGAGTTGCTGTAATGATTGTATGTAAGAATTCAATTTCATTCTTAAAGAGCTCGATAAACTCTACGATTCCGCGGTTACCAACATTGAATGCACCATTAAGTGAGAGTACACGTGGATCATCTTCTGGGTACAGGTCCAGTTTAGAAATATCTTCTGATCCAATAAGTACGCTAGTGTCTTGGCTATTTGCATCCATAGGAGGGACGGCGGCAACGCCTCGTCGAGCTCGTTGAGAAAATGTTGATTCAACTACAGGAAACGATTCATACTTTCCTTCATACTTGTCTAATAGGTGGTGCCTAGCTACAGGGCTAATATCACCTTCAATACGAATATCCAGCGCTTTCTCAAATTTATCTCGAAGGCTTCTTGGTACCAACTGTAACGGCTCACCCCTCTGTGGGTCTCCCTTAAGGTGGAAATATGGTTCCCCCTCCAGCGCCCGCTTGATATGCTCAGTTAATGCACTCTTACCTGCTCCTACTGGGCCCATCAATAATAAAACCTGCCGACTTTCTTCACCCTTAAGAGAAGCTGATTTAAGGAATCTCATAACTTTTGAGATAACCTTCTCCATTCCAAAAAATTCACCTTGGAAATAGTCAAATAACTTTACGTTGTTTCCCTCAAACAGCTTATGCTTTCTTGAGTCTTCATCACCCATTTCAGAAATTCCATGTGATTCAATTGCGTCACATAATCTTTTATGGGCTAACTTAGCAATATCTGGGTTTTCTTGAACTAATTCAAGATACTCCAGAAATGTTCCATTAAACTTTTCTCTTTTGGAAGTTTGGCGTTGCCCTTCAATTAGTTCCAAAAAATTTGTCTTCTTTTTTCTAGCCATTTTTATTATCCTGTACCTTAAAATTCATAATCAAACCCAAGCTTAAATTTCCCAAGGCTCTTCTTCTACGACTGTTAATAACTTAACTGGGTCTCCCCATAGAGTTTGTACGTGTTTCACAACTTCATCCGCATAGTTTAGCTCTAAATCTCTTCCATCATGTTCATGTTTCACCACTAAAATATTCCCACTATCGATATTATCGACATATATCTTAGGTATTGTACCATCTCCCACTTGATTGATAAGGTCTTCTTTTACTAATTTCCACCCGTTGGGGTCTGAAATCTCATCAATTGAGTAGCCCCCTCTTTTTTTAGAGAAAGCAAATAAGTTTAAGTCATAACAATCTTCTTCTAGTAAGTATTCTCTGAGAAATGATTGATCATGCGAAATTTCACGTGCCATGAAGCATCTATCTAATCCATGTCTTTCTTCAATTTTCTTAAATAAGTGAAATCCAAGATGGTATGGATTAACTGCTCCAAGGTGTGGCCTAATTACCTGGTTATGACTTTTCAAAAATGGAATATGGTATTTTTGTGGTAACTCGAGTTCGTGCATAAGACGATAATGCCAATATGATGCCCACCCTTCATTCATAATTTTTGTTTGAATTTGAGGCATAAAATAAATTGACTCTGCTCTTACAATCTCGATTAAGTCTCGTTCCCAATCTTTAAGCACTCGTGCATGCTTAACAATAAAGTCTAGCATATCATATTCTGGCTCTAGAGGAATCTTCTCAATATCAAAATCTTTGTACTCACCCGTCTTATCATTTTTTATCTTTTGAGTATATTCTTCTTTAAGCTCTTCATGAGATAACCTTGTCATATGATGACGATTGATCTGGTATTTTATTGCATGCGCTGCATCTAAGATTCGTTCTACTTTTTCCATTCCGATACTCGGATCTTCAATGTATCCCTGAATTCTATTTCTAGCATTCCGAAACCTTCTGGTTACGGTGTCTGGATGGGTGTGAGCAAACATCCGATTGTTCTTAAAGAAATCAGAGTGGCCACAACAATGGCACATAATTAAAACCTGTAGATATGCAGGATTTTCTCGCATTAGATATGCAATTGAAGGATTAGCATTGATGATTAATTCGTAGGGCAGCCCTTCGACACCGGCATTATATAGCTGGTGTGTCCTTTCGAACGTTTTGCCATATGACCAATGGCAGTAATGAGAAGGTAGCCCATGGTAGGACATATGCCCTATCATTTCATAGTAATCGCATGTCTCATAAACAATAGGATGCCAGTCAAGTCCATGTCCCTTGGCTAGCTCCATAATTCTTTCATCCCACTCTTCAAGTAGTTTTAAGTTCCAATCAGACACCTAGTTTACCTCCAAATAATCTCTTAAACGCTGGCCATATATCACTTGGGGAATGTATTTTTACGACCTTAAAAGAAGAATCTTCAAGGTGGCTATACGCCCCTGCTAAAGTACTTTCATCATCCCGAGCCCACCTAATTCGATCATCTTCCGGAACTATCTGACAATAACTGTATAGTTGGCTTAAGTCTTTAAGTTTTTCACTTAGGTTAATAGACTTATCCATATCGCTTGGCCAGTTATCACCATCTGAGCAGTGGAAAGAATATATGTTCCAGCTGTTGGGGTGGAAACGCTTTTCTATAATATCTAGAACCATCTCTAGTCCGGATGATACAATTGTACCTCCACCTTGCCCACGGGTAAAAAACTGCTGCTCATTGACTTCATACGCCACAGTATCATGCGCAACAAATACTACTTCGACATTCTCATATCTGTGTCTAACAAATTGGTATAATAGAAAGAAAAAGCTTCTAGCAAGATATTTCTTTTCTTTCCCCATTGAACCAGAGATGTCCATCATAAAAAAGATAACCGCTGCGCTGGTCGTTTTCATGACCGGCTTAATGTGTCGATATCTTAAGTCATCATGGTGAAATGGGAATCTTTCTTCTTCATCACCATCATGTGTCCCGACCCGCTTGGCAGCTGCTTTACGCTTAAGCTTCTTTTTAATTGTCTGCTTTTTATCGAGTCGAGGCCTGATTCCGTCGCTCCGGTATCCATGTCTTTGCATTTTCTTTTCAAAGATCTTTTGGATATGTTTTCTTTCTAAGTCTGGAAGCTCTAGAGAATCAAATAGATAAGCAGCTAATTCTTCAAGTGTAATTTCCACATCATAGTACTCAACACCCTTCTCATTTCCGGCTTGGTCACCCTGGCCAGGCTTACGCTGCTTCTCTGCTTTCCCAATCTGTTGACCCCGGGCAATATTCTTTCCTGGTGCAGATCCAACCTTTTTATTATTTTCATTTTCTCCGTATATGAACCGGTATTCTTTAATTCCACGTACCGGAATACGAATTTTCTTTTTGCCATCCTGCCCAATAATACTTTCGTCAGCTACTACGTGATGAATTCCTTCACGGATTGCTTTTTCAATCTTCTCTTTATGGCGTCTTCTGTCGGTAGCTGAGCGGTCCGCGGACGTTTTATGTTCTTTGAAAATAGACATAGCTATATTAAATATTGTCTGTTTTGTGTTGAATGTATAGTTGATGGTAACTATTACAAATAATTCTGAATTTTTGCACGGACTTCTTCCTTTGTAATTGATGGGTTTTCATACCATAGATCTTGTTGCAACTTAACTAGTTCCCCTATTTGTGGGCCGGGTTTAAGATCAAATGATTTAAGTAAATCGCCTCCTGTAAAAAACAGGGTCGGTTCAAGGCCTATAAATTCTTCAAGAGAAGCTAGCTTTTTTCTAGCCGGTAAATCAAAAATAACATCATCTAAATAATTGTCGCCCCCACTTGAGAATACCGGTAGAGATGATTTAAGGATATTTTTGTTTGAGTCATCATTAATCATTTGATTCCGGAAGTTGGCTAAAGCTACAATTTGCTTTGATTCTTCATTCGAAAATCTTAGTGCCTTAGCTGCACTCATAGTCTGATCATTTGTTAGGGATAACATTAGCGACATTGATGCTATAACATCAGTTGTAAATTTTAGTTTAAGTAGCTCTTGCTCTTTCCCCACTAGTTGAGGTACGACGTATTGGATCAAGCCAAGATCAACCAACAGTTTTACTCCCTGTTCGGGATTGTCTCCTGTCAAGATCTTCGTTAGCTCATCGCGGATTCGTTCTTTAGAAATAATAGTCAGCCTCTCAGCATTTTCTGTTATAGCCTCCATGATTTCTTCTGTCATATTATAGTCATACCGACTAGTAAATCGGATGGCCCTTAATATCCTTAGGGGGTCATCATCAAACGTTTCATTTGGATCCATAGGTGTACGGATGGTACCGTCCTTAATGTCCTGAATCCCTTTGCCGGTTAAGTCTAAAATTTTTCCTGTTGTAAGATCTTTTAGCAGTGAATTAATTGTTAGATCTCTTCTTTCAACATCTTGCTCTATAGTTCCATATGTGGTTTCTGGTTTTCTAGAATTGGGATCATACTTTTCCGCACGGGTTTGGACCATTTCAATTTCTACCCCGTCGAGCTCAACGCCATCGTGCACTACCCCGTCTAAACTAAGCATTGCGGTACCAAACTTAGGGTAAGTCACCGGCCTATGTTTAAGTCTGAGTTTTTGGTACAGCCATTGTGCTAGCTCAATACCACCATTCTTTTTTGCAACTACAATATCAATATCATGGCTAGTTTTTCCCATGAGCTCATCACGTACAGCACCACCGGCAATGTATACTTTACCTCTAAATTGAGAAGTATTTGATATAAGATCAGATATTAAGTCAACGGCAGCATTAACTTGGTTGTCGGAAATGCTAGTGCCGGATCCTTCTACTAATATTTCTTTTATAAGGGCCCTAAGGATGTTTGCCATTTTCGATAACCCCTTTCGCCCACGTTAAGCAAGGTACCAGATATGAGTCAGTATTTGACAATATACTATTCCAATCTAACCATAAAGCGGCAGAATGTTCAATTATTCCTGAGTGAGGATTTCTCTTAATCCGAGGATCTTGATCTGTTTGGGCTACGTAACATGTTAACTCGGAATTGACAATGTGGATTAATCCCCATTTAAAGTCTAGTTGAGTTATACTAGCTTCTTCCTCTGTTTCTCTAAGTGCTGCTTCTAGCGGAAACTCATTTTCGTCGATTGCACCTTTGGGGATATCATATACCCCATTGTGTTTTTGGAGCGCTAGCACTTTAAGCCCATTAGGAAATGACCTAACAACAATGATGCCGGCTCCGGCCGGAATTGGATTTGCTATAACCATATTGATATATTCCCTCAATATCTCTAAAGACATAACTAATTATTTCCGTGGATTAGTTAAAGTAGCCGTATATTCTTTTACATACTCTTTAACTAGCTCATCACCATCCAGTGTGCTATCGATAATATGAACTAGTTCATTCCAATGTTCAGGATTAATTCCTTGTGGTGGCCCACCGGTGCCCTTTGATAATGCATCAAAAGCAGTACGGTATTTTAATGCCTGCCCGGGTGTTGGGCTAGTTGACATATTGTGCAGCATATCAGCTAGTTTTATTTTAAGTGCATCAACATTTGATGCCAGCTGCAACATGTAGCTAGTGTAATCTCCACCCTTTTCATGTGTTAGTGCGTATACAATGGATAAGACCTGCATACCTTCTTCAGGATTTCTATAAGAGCTCTTTATTGTATCAACTAGCTCTTCTTCATCTTTAAAGTTTCCATTCGCAACTGCATCTTCAAGCGTATCATGTAAAAGAGCGGCTGTACAAAGTAGCCGCTCTCCAGGATAATATTTGCTGATGATATTTGCAACCGCAATAGGGTGCTCGATATATGGCTCACCTGATCTTCTGGTCTGCCCGGTATGTGCTAGTTCAGCAGTGGATAGTATCTGGTCGGCATCTTTCCACCCACAAATTTCTAAGATATATTTTTTGAGTGCTCTTTTTGCCGGCGACATGCTACATCCTTTTCATGTTATTAAGTATCACATAAAACTATATAAGCTTATCTTACTTGCGACAAAAGGTAATTTCTTTTAGTAAATTGTGTATTGTTTTTCTTAATAATGATTCTGCCTGCACATGGTGGGATGTATATTTTACATGTGCATGATTTTTTGAGATCATCTTTCCGATAGCTTGAATATTAGCCATGGAGTCTTCATGAATAATAACCTCTGTATAATCATTTGACTTAAGCTTATTATCAACAAACCTTGCTTTATCTTGTGGGTTTGCGCTAGCCACTCCTACAATTTCTATATTATCTGTCAATCCGCTATCTTCTAAAAACTGTTTCATAGGTCCGCTTTTACCACGGGCACTAAGTACAACAACGTTTGCGGCACCATGAGAAGTAATTGCTTGCTTCAAAGCATTAAAAGATTTATTAATTACTCTGCCGGCCGGTGGGTATGTATCAAATTCTGAGAAGTCAAATTCGTCCCCGGGCTGTTCAACATATGTAGCGAACTCGTGGCTCTCTAAATGACTCTCTGTTCCATCTGCATGCACAACATGCACAACTGCACCGGAAAAAACCAGTGTATCATCAAAGTCAAAAATAAAAAGTGGCCTACTCATAATTTATAAATAGGATCTTAGAGCGACGATTATGTCAACTAGTGTCTCCTTTTTTTTCTCTAAGATCCATATACATTATTGAATGCTGTTCCGAAATCCTTCCGGAAAGAATACTTTATTACGCTTGTAAAAGTATCCCCAATCGCTATCAAGAATATATGTTACCGCATGATCGTCATCGCTACGCACACTACGACCTACAGCCTGAACAATAGTTTTTGCTGTCTGGAGTGGATACCACCACTTCCATTTATGCATTCTTTTCTTAATAAGTTTATCACCCAAGTAAGGGTATGGTACCTTACAGATAACTTGAAACCTACTATTGTTTCCATGAAGATCAACACCCTCTGTCATTGAAGGAGATAATAGAACCGTAGGCTCTTTGGAACGAAGGTGTTTCTTTAGTGTTTCATCCCTGTTATCTGAATCATGAATTAAGAGTCGTTTGCTTCGGATATTTCTTTTAAGGTAATTTGCAATCTTAAACGTATGACAGTGAATGATCCCCTTGTCGTCTTTATGTTGTTCTAGAATTGCCTTAACTGCCTCAGCTAACTTTGGCAATGTTTTATCAATTTCAGCTGCAGACATTTTGCCAATTGCAGCTGGTATTACCGGTCGATTTTCTACTGCAAAGGGGGACGGGATAGAAATAAATCCAACCTCACTTCTGTTTAACCCTAGTAATTCACATGTTGCATCAACATCAAGAATTGTTGCTGACATCATGATAATTCTTTGTCCCATATGGAATAACATATCATTAGCATAATGTGATACATCAATTGGCTTAAACTCTAGCTTACGACCCTTACGCCCATCAGGGGGTGTTACATTGAAAACCCAATTTTCTTTATCATAAATCTCCAAGAAGCGATTAACCTTACAATTGTGCTTGTCTAATAGATCATATTGCTTCGCTAGATTACCAAACTCTTTAATCTTTTCTCGAAGGCCTTCATATTTTTCCATCATACCTTCGACATGCTTAACATAAGATGCTAGTTTAGGTGCATATACATCCCGAACCCAATGAATAGCTTGGGATTGTGTACGAAGTTCTGGCATGTTAAGTTTAAGCATGCTTTTCGAAAATCGCTCTGTCATTGTGACTTCAACAAACTTACTTAGCTCAACCGGAGTATTGTGTGCCTCATCTACAATTAAAACCTTCCTCGGTTTAATCTTTCCGGAGTATTGGGTCTCTGCTAGAAAGTATGGAAAGTTTGTCACGCTTTCTGGTGACTCCAGGAATGATTGCTTAGCATTTCGGTATGTACAATCAAACGTACACTTTTTCCAAAATCGGCCACCCTTCTCTGCAACCTTAAGTGCCCTAAGGCTCTCTGCACATGTGCTCTTTTTATGAAATGCACATGTATAATTTGAAGAAGACTTGATTGACTTCATAGAGTTCTTACTAGAACACCCAAAGTCACTAACATATTGTTCTTGTAGGATCTTTTGTGTCGTAAGAAAATAAGATCCGGATGAAAATTGATCAGAATCAGCTAATTCAGACTGCAATAGTCTGGCAACGGTTAAACCAATAGCAGACTTACCAACTCCGGTACCGGCTTCTATGATAACAATTTTTTTTCCACTTCGAAATTCTGACATTGCAAAGTCGATTGCTTTAGTCTGGCACTCGCGAGGAACTGGGTACGGAAACTTTCCATTGTATGTATTGGTATCACTCATATACAATTATACCATGCTGAAGGTTAATTTTTAAGTTTTAAGGCATTTCATAAGGTTCATTCTGTACACCTAGCTCTGCTAGCATAATTCTTTTTCGAAGAGAAGATGAAGAATAGTTGTGATTTCTAGAATTAAAATAGGGCTCAATTGGTAGCTGGCAACCAGTATATTTTTTGCCTTGCCAATCTGCACCTAAGATTCGAATATCGGGCTTAAGTTTCGTGAGTAAATCAACAAGATCATCCTCCGTGTCATAAAGTACAATTTCATCCACATACTTTATTGCCTTGACAGTGATAATTCGCTCTTCATAACTCTGCACCGGTGTATTCTTTCCTGGTCGGTCGATGTTTGGATCAGATTGTACACCCACTATCAAATAGTCACATACACTTTTCGCTTCTTCTAACATTAAGACATGACCGGTATGTAATACGTCAAATGCACCACATGTGAAGCCAACTTTCATATTCCATTTATTTCTTTTTTCAAATACTTCGTTGTTATCGATTTCTACGTTTGGCCCAATTAAGACCTGGTTTCCAATTTTTACTGTCGACATTTTCTCCTCTAAGTTTGAGTTTGGCTGGGGCAGCTGGATTCGAACCAGCAACGGCCGGGGTAACAGCCCGGTGCACCTGCCTATAGCGCTCCACCCCATTTTATGGAGCCATCGATAGGGTTCGAACCTACGACCTGCTGATTACAAATCAGCTGCTCTACCAGCTGAGCTACGATGGCATTAGTTGTTTGGAATTCCATTTAATTCATACAGTCTTGCCTGCCCTAGTTCGGTAAGCATGACCCATGTTGATCCATCCATTTCAGTAGTATGTACTTTGCCTTGGATTCTCATTGCTTGAAGTTGTACGCGTTCTTCTTCATTGAAGCCGCCAATGTTTCTTTTGTTTCCCCACGAAGCAGCAATCCTTCGTAAAAAAAGTTTTTCTGTTTCAATATTCATGTTAACCTCATGTCTATAATGAATTGTATGTTAATTTAGATCTTTGTACACGTATAAGCAAAAGGATTTTTCTGGACAAACGTAGACGAGTTGATACTTAATATTAGGTGGTATGGATGTCTAATGAAGAATCTAGAAAATTAAGTTTATTTTTTCTGAAAGGTAAAACGATTGCCAAGGGTGCTATAGCAGTACTTCTTGTTTTTGCCGTAGCTATTATATCAACCCTCACTATTAAAAATAATTTCGAACAAATAGCAGTTCCAGCTTTCTCTGACGAGCAGCGTCCGGTACGTTCAATGGTATTTGTTCGCCGCGGGAATGATGTAAGTTTTGTTTCGTGTATACCAGATATGTCAGCAACATCGGCATCTGGTAATCCATGCGAAATGTTTAATGATCAATTTTTTCGTGCACAGATCGTTGCAGCAATGAATATTCAGTTTGGGTATTCAATCAGCGGGTCTGCTGCATTGGTCGGTCATGACATGGGCCGGGAGTCTTCATACGTCTTATCTGCTTATCACGTGTGCAGAGACTTTAATCAGCGATATATTGCAATTAGTATGCCAGATCCAGTTCAGCATACGCTAATCTTTAAGTACGAGCCAAGTATTACGTTGACAGACTTTTACGGAAATGAATATCCTGCCGCAGAGATTCGTGGCGATATTAGCAATGATATATGCCTTTTAGAAACAGAGGGCTTAATGGAGGAAATCCAGCCAGTCCGAATAGCTAGTCGAGCTCCGGAACCAGGTGATAGAATCTATAACGTTGCTTCTCCTCATGGGTTGAGTCAACCTGGTGCGGTACTATCATATGAAGGATTTTTTGCAGGAGTCATTCCTGCTAATAGCGTAATACGAAGCCGGCATTATCTCAATGCAATTCCTACTGCACCAGGTTCATCAGGTTCGCCTGTACTAAATGAAGCCGGTGAGATTATATCAATTATATCTTATGGGTATATACAACGCCCACGAGGTCCTGTGCCTCCTCATGACATGTGGCCGAATGCCAGCGCCGGACCGGGACTTGACGCAATCCGGGAACTAGTCATGCCAAGAATAATTCAATAACCCGGCTACTTCTTTCGCTTAAGTGCTCGAGCCTTTGCATTTTTCATCTTGGTCGTTGGATCATCGATTATATTACTAAATAATGCTAATCGATATTGCCCTACCATTTCACATATGAATGTGAAACATGGTTCGCCTGATGTGTCCTCGAGGTGAATATTAGTTATCCTGCCGTAGCTAAACTTATCGTCTGGGTGCCTATTGCAGTAAACATAATCACCAACTTTCCACTCTTTATATTCTTGTGGCCCAGTAGGTTCTTTTTTTACGGGACTCTTTTTTCTCCTAGCCATGCTAGAATTGTACCATTAAATTAGAAGATTTATAATTCGCCGCTATTGATGTATGCTCTGTGGATATTGTCAGCTTTTTTTCTAGCGTATACACTGGCATCTTCTTCTGTCTTAAAGACCCTAAGGGGCTCGCTTAATGAATCATCAAACTCACAATCAATTACCACACCCCACGTTCCATCATTATTAGCATACTTTTGAATATCGATCTCTGGATAGTCTTCATATGAATAAGGATTATCATATGCGGTATAATAGTTTTTATGCCATGTATTGATGACTTCTCTAATAAGTTGTCTTAGACTATTTTTAGTTATCTTCATTTTCATACCGCATTTTAATTCTATTATACTCAACCTTAAGAGATAATAAAGCTTGTTTAAGTTTAAGTATCCTGCGGGAGTCTGTCGTTCCAGTTATGACTGTCGTCATTGATATAATGGCATTCTCCGCTTGCCGCATGCATAACTCGAGGTGCTTCCTTATCCGGCGACTTTCGGCTTTCGAGATATTCTTGGGCATGACAGACCTCAAGTATGCAATTGTTAATCATGATATACTATTCGACTGAAAACTCAGAAAGGCGCTGGGATAAAACCCCTTCAACATCCTGTAGCTGAATCATCTGGCTATTCTCACCGGCAAAACGAATGTATACTAATCTAACCGGTTTAGCAGTTTCAGCAGTTTCAACATACGGGGTTTCCGTATGTCCTTCGTTAGAAGGATTTAATACATTTGGAGCACAAATCATTGCGATTCCTAGTGCACATAAAAAAGCACCTAAGGTATAACTTAGTCTCATAATAAAAACCTCACGCCTATAATTATGTCGCTTAAGAATTAATATGATCAACCAATAATTGATCGAGGCCTAATAGACGATATCGTGATACTATTAATGTCTTTAAGATCTTGAGAATTTCCCATACCCCAACAACATACTTTTAGATCTTTGTCCATTATCATCCAGGCCAATAATTCTCCGTGACCATCAGTCATTCCATCGACCAACTGCGCTGCCATCTCAGATAAGTTTTGAAAGGAGAAATGTCTTTCATTTCTATATTCTGGTGTAGGTCCGGACTTTATCTGGTTCCAGTTTCCAATATGGTAAATATTTCCGGATGCGTCCGGGTTATACTCTGAGTCAGACCAGAGGCATACTACATGCCCAGGAAACTTTGGGATTATTCCCCACTTAAGCTCTCTTTTATCTATGCATATTACAGACAATAGCCTTGGGTTTAGTTGCGATTCAAGCGAGTTCGCCAGGTATCTAGCAAACTCATCACAATCCATAGCGCCGCTGTCAGGCTTTTCTGAGTTTTCAATAGCTATAATCCTCTGTTCGACAACACCAGGAGGTTGACAAACCTCCCACAATTCCTTTGATCCATCCGGAACATATGTTACCTTGGATACTCGGGCCAAAGGCGTGTGTGGGCTGTTATAGAGGTTAGGCAGTAACCTTCTAGTTCTCTTATCGATAAAGAGTATACTGTATATTTTTGACCATAGCCAGTATATGCGGAACGAAAAAACAAAAGCTAAAACTACCCTGGTCAAAAAGATATATGCTTTCGAAAGCGTGGTTTTCATAATAGTATAAATAGGCTATAGCTTGTGTTTCAAGTGTAAAAAAAGGCCCCGGTTACCCGGGGCCTTGCAACATTCGAGCCTGATATTGAGTGACTTAGTTAATCAGGTTACTCTACGTCGATGGTTAATGTCTTCGAAGCGGTAGTGGTTACCGGAATCCGTACGGTAAGAATACCTGCATCATAGCGTGCAGAAATATTGTCAGCGCTTGACTCCTTAGGAAGACTCCAAGAACGACTAAATGTCGTATATGAATATTCTTGGGTAGTGAACTGTACACCGGTAGGGGCACTATCCTGGACCTCACTATTACAAGAGATGGTTAGGGTATTATTCTCTACGTTAATTCCAAAATCCTCGCGGCTATAACCAGGAGCTGCAAGCTGGATTACATAACCCTCTGCATCCTTGGCTACATTTGCACGAGGAATGGAATAAAATGAATCCTCCGTACGTTGAACTGCACGAAGGGGTGTGTTAAAAAAAGAATCTAGTAGCGTATCTAGATCTCCATGTAGGGGATTAGATAGGCTAAATCGTGAAATTGGAAATAAGCTGTTCATTATTAATTTTTCTCCTTAAAGCTATAATAATAGTCAGACTACTTGTTGCTGCAGGTATAATATAAACACCAAACTGCAAATGTACATAGGCCTGAATTATTTAAGTCTTTCTTGCCCACTCGAATAATCTTCGATTTTCTAAGTAGTCTTGTGTAGCTTGATACTTATAAGCTTCTTTTTCGAAAGGAATATTGTGATATGCCGATGAGCCTTTCATACCTTTACATAAATTAATGATGTAAAAAGTGCCGTATAGCAAGAGGAAGGGTAAAATAAGACACTCTTTATATTGCGCCCAATGAATAGCTTCATGTCGCTTTGTTGTCTCGCTAATTATTCCTCGGCTAAATACGAGTGGCCCCAGGGTAATTGCATTGATCTCAATTGGTACAAACGGGATGCTAGATAACCATACCGGTATCTTACTGTTTTCGAAAAATAATGGAAACATTGCTTAAGCTCCCGTTTGCATAAGATCCCATAGGGCCTTAATAGCTAAGCCGGCGAATGCAGTGACCATAAACCAGCCAAATTTCTTAACGCTGGCCAGACTATTTTCAATAACTGCGACTCTTTCCGGAAGATGTCTTGGTGTCGCGCTTTTTGCAACTTCTACTGCTAGTTCTAATTCTTTAGCTTTTGCTTCAAGTTCAGCTACTTTGTTTTCTAGCTTGTTGACGTCTGCGCGCGCCTCAGTTGCTTCATTTTTAACTGCCGCAACATTTCCTTTTAGCTCAACGATGTCGACTGTTAATTGTCTGACTTCGGTTGCTATTTTATCAATTTCACCACGTAGCCCTTGGAAGGACTCTTGGTTTTCCTTGAACCCGTTATCTATTTTTGATATGACCTCAATCAGGCCTCTACTTACGTTATCGTCACTCACTGTACATTCTCCTATACTTTACGTTTGCTTAAAAGCGATCAAACTAAACAAAGGAAACTATCTTCTTATTTCAACAAAACAGAGAACGTATAATTGGATTGATAACCAATCGTAACACTTATTAAATATTGTGCATAATCAGTTTGATCTAAACTTTCTTATTCTTCTTGCCCTGCTTTTGCTTCTGCAATTGCTGCCCCTAAGAGCTCTGAGTTAAAGAAAGTATAGTAATCATGTACATTTTCATGAAGTGCTTTTTGCTCCTCGCTCATGTACTCATACCACCACATATGTCCCTCATCTTTCGATGTAGGCGGATTTTCTGGATCAGGTGCAGGATATAGAGACTCTAATTGTTCTGCTAAGAAGCCCTCTTCAACAGTGCCGGTTAAACCGAATAATGCAAATGCAACTTCATTCCATTCAAACTTAAACGTTGATAATCCAAGTAAGTGATAGTCACTGGTTGCAGTACTGGATGGAATAAATGCCAGAATCTTTTTAAGATCCCGATCTGAGTGGGGATCCCCATATGTCATCGTAAGTTGTAAGTCTTCTGACGTTAACGCAATACTGTTGAAGGTTAACGTATCACAGGAAGCAGCGTCTCCACCCTCACATAATGTTCGTAATGCAGATATTTCATGGTTAGTAAGTGGTGTCGTCTCACAGCTGCCATCATCTATTGTAGCTGCAGGATTATAGTTAGAAGCTAAGGGATCCATACAGCCATATACATCACCATCCCCAGTATTTTCATCTCCCTGGGTACCTGGTGGGTTATGCCATGGTTGCTCATCATCAGGGCAACACCAATAACTATCCAAATCTTTCCAGTCACCCCAATTGGTTAGAGGTGGATTCGCAACCGGAATCCTGCCATCATAGAGCCACACTGGATCTGTCCACTTATTATCCGTAGGACTATTATCTAATAACAAGACATCTTCTGCACTATCTGGGCCGCCGCTCGGGGCCATGGCAAAGAAGCATTGTAACACGCAATCTTCATCTTTTTGTTCATCGGCGGTTGGTGAAGATAATCCAGCGCATAATAGCACCCACTCAGGATGTTCGGTGAAATCGTTAGCCAGACTACTTAGTTTCCTGATCTCCCCATCGCCTTCAAGCCCGGCCCAAGCCGAGTGGGTAATATGTTTCATATTGTCTGCATTTAGGGGTAGCTTATTAAACTCGGTTGCTTTCATAATATAGTGTTCTAGATTATCGCAACAATTTACATCATCACCACTATCGCTTCTTTGTTCAGCATCTTCACATCGGTATACTTTAATAAGCAAAGTACCATACGCACCATGTTGGCCAGATTCGCTAACAGGATTTAGCTCTATCCCACATACGGTAGCATTAAGCGCCCATGGCACACTAATTTCAAGATATTCTCCAGGAGGTACCAGCGCCATCCCCGTATTAGAGTCAATAGGCATTTGAATTGAAAGTGAGCCGTTTAATACCCACGTTCCAGTGCTAGTATCTCCTGGGGTAGGAGCAACCCACCCATTTCCAAGAGCTGCCCTGGTGGCTATTCTTATCGAGTCAGGTGCTAAGGACCATGGTAGATCATCTTGGCCGTCGCCATTATAGTCAGGCACACGCCATTCAATCCTTGGCCCGCCGAGCCTACCATCATCGGCCAAGGTAATACTCCAGTCCGTAACTTCGGTCCATGCTGAATCGTATATGGGAATCTTCATATCTGGATCACTAGGGAACTTGACCCAAATACCTCCAGGCGAAGTTGATAATACACCATCACCTGGTGTTACTTCGTTATCAGTTGTGGCACATAATGCTATATGCCCATCAGTCCCGGCTATCATTCCTCCATCTCCGTTATGGATTGCATCCATGTCGTCTTGGAATGCGCAAGGTGATGAGCAGCTTAATACCTCGACACTAAAATCTACATCAGCACTTTCAGTAACCCCACATATATTGTTAGTCAGGGTTGCAGTATACGTGTATACACCAGCCGGCACACCTGCAGGAGCAGTAGACGCTGCTGCTACCAACCCAAATGATGGGTGATAACTTAAAGAAGATAATAGGGTTGTATTACCATCAGGTGCCCGTTCGCTGATGGCAACTGATACCTCGTCTACCGGCCAATGATCATTATCGTCATAAATGCCTTGTTCGGAAGATGAACCGTCTTGGGAGACTGTTATAACACCTAACGACCCGTCGATATCTTTCTCTGCATACTCTTCCCCGTCACCACTGTCTGCACAAAGAATAAGCATTTTATCCGGATCATCAGATAGTGATATAGAAAACCCTTCCCAAATATACTCAGCACATGTTGGGGAAACGTTGATAGTATATACCCAAGGCCCGACCATGGATGGATCAACATCTGCTAATGGATGATTGACCTCAACAATAATTGTACTCGTGTCAGAATTTCCAGGAACATTAACAGTTAGCTCATTGTCTAGACTTGTCTGAATATCACCGAATCCAGCACCACCATTAACCCTATATCTCCACCCAGTCTCATCATCACCACTACCGGTGTCATATGTCGCATTCATTGTTAGTGTTATGACAATATTGTCAGATGCCGCATGCGGATCTGTACTGACGGTAAATACGTCACCGGTTCTTGGTAAGGTGCCGTTAGAGAGATGAGGGTTTCCAGTATCTGGGCTAGCTGCTACTGCTGTTGTTGCAGCGCTTATGATAGTTAATAGATCAATGTCAAATGATCCAGAAGATCCTCTACCTGTGTTGGTATATGCATGGACAGTTACTGTCAGCTGTTCATCTTCATCCATTTGGTCGTTAAAATCAACAACTTGAAATTCTGAGTCTTGTCCGGTGCCGGCTGAGATTGACGCATAGTCCGCGCCACTTAAACCCCATGCCCAATCGGAGGAATTATCATTATCAGAGTATACTCTCGGTACAGTATCATCATCTCCCCAGTATGCAGAGATGCGCGCATCAAGTGCAAGATTAGCCCTGATATCCCACCCTCCGATATTAACGTTGTCAATATCATCATCAAAATTGTTATTATTCTTGTACTCAATATCAATTGGATCAAAGGTAGCTACCTGTAAGTCGGCAACACGTGTTGAAACAATTGTTTCTCGATCACCCTCACTCCAGATGTCCCCACTCGAATTAACAAGGGCACACTGCATACCATAAGTCATATTAGAGGATTCAATGATCCCGGGGATTGTCATGAGATCGCTATACTCGCCACTACCGGCTGAGTTACCTAATGAGTCGCTAGTAAGATTAATAGATAGCGTTGCTGTATATGTTCTGCCCCATATACCATCAAATACTGGACTAGCTATATCGTCCCCTTGAACCCAGCTTGAAGCAAGATTTGTTACTTCTTGAGTACCTTTTAACACCCATGAGGAATCGCCTTCATTCCCAAAAAATTCTCCACCACCCCAGCCATTATCGGTAACCCTAGAAATTCTCCAGGCTAAGCGTGTGTTGTCTAGACTAGCATTACTGCTACGTCCGGTTGTATCATAAGGGATATATAGTATAACGGTTGCATCTAAACCAGGTTGTCCATTATTATATGTGGGGTCTAGTGATAACAATTGTACTGCAGCCGGCGGGCCACAATATATTCCACTTAAGTCAATGGCCTTATCCCCACCGACAGTGTATTCGCGGATAAATGCTTTATAGCCATCAACCACATCAATGACTTCGCCATGAGAATCAGTTACAGTAACTGAACGTTCTTTTGCAGTTCGAACCCATTCGCCCCAGTTAACACTATCAACATACCCATTGAACATTAAGCCCCATAAAGAGTGTATATATGCAATGTCATTGATACTATTTTCAAAGTTGATCCTATCTGATTCATGATCAAAATAGCTCACCGATCCATCGGATAACTTATTACTGTCGCTTACCGTACTACCATCCGCTTTCTTATTTTGTCTTAGGTAAGGGACCCATTCCTCCATGTGTCTCATTGTATGTACTGCATATGCATTAACAGCAAAAGACTCAGGCTGGTTACATGAATAATTGTCAATGTTAACAATACTACCATCATCTAAGTCGCTATGTACATTCCATTCCATGATATTGCCACTATCAAGTGGCGCTAGCGCTGGAGGAGGGCTGTCGCTAGAACCATCTCCTAAATCCTCTTCATCAACATCGGTCACTAACAAGCAGTTTGTGCTAGCAACCTCGAGCTCCATAGGTGTTCCGGAAGGATCAGAAAATACTAATTCATCTACGCATAGCGTTGGAGCATCACCATCATACTCAACAGTTAATTGAACCAACACTCCATCGGCGCCACTGAGATCAGATGGTTCGATATTTTGCCCGCCCAGATGAAACCCAAGTACAGTTTCTGTCGTTGCAGTTACCAAAAAGCCGACTGCGGCCGCGGCACCACCGCTAGCTGTAACGACCGATATGTTAGTAGTACTATTAATACCAAACTGAAAGCCGCCGATTGTCTGCTCGGTATCACATAATATGTCAAAAACGCTAGTTGCCATTAGTTAAACTCCTATGCCAATCATCTATAGATGCATATAATAAATAGTCAAAACTAATTATTGCGAGAATTAGATAACGTATGAAGAGGGCAACACAAAATTAAAGTTGCTTATTTTGCTCTTTGATAAGAAGCCTAAGGATAGACTTGAGGCGGGCTGCTTCCGCAAAGGCATACTTTTCATATGATGTTACGTCGACGTCGGATATCGAAAATACTATCTCATCCCCACGACTGTCGGTACCTATGAATCCTGGACCAGCTGGTAAGCCTGAATGTTGTGACACATCTTTTACCTTTTGAGTGATACGTACTCCGGAGTATCTGTTATAGTCACCCTCAACGTCGACCAGGTCACCGGCTTCGAGTTGATTCCAATTAAGCATATCAACGCCGGCCGCCATCTCCTCTTTCAGGATATTAGCGGCTCGAGAGATTATCCGGTTATGTGTTGATTTTCTTATCTTCATACGTCACCTTAGTACCATCTATTCTATATATAGGTCGAACTTGAGTCCAGTTAACTGTATGTGTCTTTCCTTCGGCATAAACAACAACTCTTCCTTCTTCATCTACAGTAGATAAAATAAGTCCCGGGGTTTCCCCCGGGACTGTAGGATTCCAAAGTGTTAAATCACCGATATCGATTCCGTATGATTTTGACCTTGAGTTATTTGACATGATCCTGAATCTTAAGGTCTTCCTGGTTTAAACCACTACCTAATTTGTTGAATGCTGAAGTGGCATCATTAACAACATCTAAAAAAGTCTCCGTCACAGGCATATCAAAAGCATATTCTAGTATGAACATGCATGAAACTGAAACGCAAATAAACCCAACATACTTTAACACAAACTTAAACAAGACTATCTCCGCTTGCGGAGAGTGCTCGAGCGCCTCTTGGCTTTACTATTCTTTTTTGGAAGAACAGGCTTCGAAGGCGGCCGAACTAAATCACCCGGCCCGACGACCGACTCAATGATATTACGAAGTTGGCGGCTCGAGAGTTTTTGACGGTTTCGTCTCCGACTCTCGAGAGCAATTCCTATAGGAGCGGATACTGGTTCGCTAACGCTGTCAAGAGTGCTTGGCACTCCTTCCGCGTCAGCAGCTGCTTCACCACTTGGGGAAACTAGCTCTTGGGTCAACGTTGCAACCCAGGATAGTAATTCTTCAGGACTTGCGCCGCTGGCTTTTAATTCATCAGCCATGGCATAGGGACAAGGGAGATCCACGGGACACCCCTCATTGAGGTGCCCCGCTTCTTCCCGAATGATTTTTCTAAGAATTGATTTCTTAATTTTCATTCTAAAACTCCAACTATAAGCTAACCGGTTAGGCCCACAGTGGGCAAATGTACAATTTAATTTTTGGTACGTAAATTCAAATGTTTATATTCAAAGGTTTATTAATCTCTTAGTTTCTTGTCGGCTTTAGAGATCGCTGCCATAACAGGATCAATTGTTTTGGATTTAAGAAAATCGAGACCAGCCTTTGCTTTACCAAGTAACCAGTCACAGCCTGCGTCCACCTTGCGGGGAACATAGACTAAAACGCCTCCGACTAATGGAACTCTGTCTAGCGCATCCATAACCGCTTTTCTCTTCATAATGGCAAAGCCAACGAGAAGAGTTAACTCTACGCCACGCCAGAAGGGATCTTCTACGATAGCGAGGTTAATGGCATCTTTGGAAACTTCTACAGCTCCGGATAATACCGAAACGATTAATGCCCATGCATCTACAAATAGTTCTTTCATGTTGTTTCTCCTTGTTCATGATTTGAGTTAGAACTCAGATAACGCAACGTTGATCAACGGAAACGATAACTAGTTAAGTAAACAACAAACAGAAACGCACAGCGAGTGCATTAATAACTATGCACTAGAACAGAAAACTTCTTTTGATGAAGAATAGGAATGAGCCTTGTGTACGCGCGTATGCGCACAAGTAATATAATGGTATATGCCTCGAGGCTCTAATCATCGGTGTAAGGGCCGGGTAAACTTAATCCAATTACATACCTTCGGATAACGAGAAACCTCCCATACGACCGGATATGAGTGGCCACGTGGCATGCTTGGGTCCATGCCTGCCCTTAGCCCACACTGTCACCGGGATATAGGGTAAGATATTTCGTTTCTACCCAAAAGATATCGCCATGGCAGTAGACCTCACAGCTAGCTGATTCGTAGACATTGCTCGGACAATAGGATAGAATGAGTACACCCCGCATAGGAAGTGTAGGCTTACCGCCATATCCGAATTGGCGGACGTCGGCGAGATCACCGGGTTGAGGTTCGCGCCATCTACTTTTATCTTGCATAGTTAGTGAGCCGCCTTGGGTGGTTGCATTAGCCAAGTATAATACGCGCACACCGGGAGTATACGCCGGCCAAGAGAATAACTCGCAATTAACAATCAGTCTCTAATAAAAGCATGCTCAAGCATATTAGCAGATAAGGTAACCAGTTCCCCGGTTGATAACTTAACTACCAAGCATTGCCCTATTAAAGCATGATGAAGTTGGCGGTTAGGACTCTCATCTATTACCAGCCCAATATATTCACCTTGCGGATCAGGGGTCCATACAGGACTATTGCCTTGTTTTCTGGGAAGGGAGGCGATGCGTACTAGATCTCCCGCCGCGTACTGCCTCTTGCACTTATCCAAAACTTTACTCCAAACAGAAAGGCCCGTCTATAGGCCCCTCTATTACTACTTATGTAGCTTTGGAAAAAACTGCTATGTCTTAGCTTGGATGATCTCTAAGTCTAGTATGTTCTCGTAGGAAACCATTCCATCTGACCATAGCACGCTAACACACCATTGCCCTCGGTAGTTGGGTCTACTATCGACCTCGAACACTGTACCGGTATGTCTATATACGTCTGCTGAGTGAGGTAAGTCTTTCCGACTTGAGTTTTCTGAGTGGATGTTTAGCCCATAGTTAACTGGGTCATAGATGTTGACTCCCATACTACGAGCATATAGGTACGTACTGAACTTGACGAGTGCGCCGCTCCACTTCTTCTTTATCTCTTCGGCGTCATGTTGTTCATCGTTATAGACGGATAAGCTCGGGGTTACTCTTTCCCATTGCCACTCGTCATATGACTTATTATCGCTCCACTCCCAATACGTCTTACCGAAAGGGTCTGGATCAGGGTCAGGCATATGCCGGCTATCACATACTGTTGTGTTATACGGGACATCGTACGAGGTGTCGTAACTGCCCTTGGTGGGTAAGTCCCACAAATTCTTATCTTTACCCTTGGACATGGGTCACCTCGGGGGTGACCTTACTCCATCCACGGTGCTGGGCTCGGATTCGAATTTTGCGACCTTGACTATCACCGGTGAGGTAGACAGCGTCATAGGCAGTGCCGTAGACACCGGCCAGGTCTCCCATACCATGCGCCTCCATCTCACGGTCTTGCACATCCATGAATCGGAAGGTATACCCATCGCGGGTTACTTCGGCCAAGAGGCCGGATCTCTTATTCTTGATTAAATCACCTTTCTTAAACATTACTTTCTCCTTTTAACTTAACTAATCCCATTCCCTGTGTGGTTAGGTACCAACCATTATCTTTCTTCGTCCAATACCGATCTCTATACTGAGCCTTGCGCCTATACATGGGGAGGTGCGCGAAGTATGAGCAGTACATCCCCCTATGGTATTCCTTACCGCGGAAACGACAAAGGGCCCGGCGAACGTCGGATGATTTTGCTCCCCAATGCGTAAACAGGTATGTTGCGATAAACTCAAGGTTGTTCCCTAGTCTAGCACTTACCGAATTCGGATTGAAATCTGCTCGAGATGTCTCGAGTGATTTTGAGCTTTTTCCTTTTACTGCCGTCTCCATATTTTTATCTCTCCCATCCAAGTAGATCACATAGCTCCTGAAAGAATGCTGTGGGTGCATCGGGGTAGTTAGTTTCCCGGACTGTAGGTGGACAGTGGCCTTCCCAACCAAGTGGGATATAGTCTAGCATTCCTCCATCCCCACCACGAGCCATAGAGGCATATTGCCTTCGAATCTTTCGAAGTAGTGTGCTTCCCGGGTCCATCATCTCCATATCTCGGTAGTGCATGACGAAAATCGGGATGGTTTCTTTCCAATTCTTTCTATCAACTAAAACTTTGACCATTTATATTCTCCTCAAAAACTGCAGTTCGTTTGAAATCCCCCTCGAGAAACGAGAGCGCGGACTTAGCGACGGTGGCCCAGGAGAAGGCTCCACAGAGTATGCAAGGGGGCCCGAGAAGGGGGCCAGAGAGCAGTCAGAAGGGGGCCTCGCAAGGGGGCCTGTTTCAGGCTGTATACAGGCCCCCTCAGGTGGGCCCCTTTTTAGCCCCTCCGTAACACCCCAGGTTACGGTCCCATAAGTCCTTGATATCATTACACTTTTTGGACCTCCGTAACAAGCATGTACCGGGAGTGCCGAGACTGGGACCGGTCAGCCCAGAGCACCAGGTACTCGTCACGTGCATGGGACAGGGCTACAATGCGCCCAACCTGTGCAGTATCACGATGGCGTACGATGTGACCGACTCGAAACATAATCTCTTTCCTCATTCCTTTACCTTATAGTTCTATTATACCATACTCTGTATCTGTATTACACGATTCTGTCAGCTCGGCAATTCTTTTTTTATGCCGGCGCTCTCCTACATACGAGATGGGACACCCGGAATGACCGGATGGTTGCCCTTCACCAGAGCCACGACATGCGTCCCTTGCGGAGCTACTGTATTTGCCCTAGCCTGTGCAGCCGGAGTGTTAGGTGAGGCTTCCATGAGCATCGTAGACACGCTTCCGGTACTGACGCTTTGTAGGATGACTGTGTAGGGTACTGTGATTGACATTAGCGTTGCTCCTTGATAATAGCCAGGTGTTCTTCGGGGTACCAGTTCTCGTCGAGGTCAGTGTCACCCGGTGGTGCAATTGACCAGTATACTTGATAGTTGTTACCGCTGATATCTCTAATGACTGCATCCTCTGACGGGTAAGCCGGCATAGCCTCAATGACTAGACCCACTGTATCCGGAGCGCTTATATGTTTTACCACATCTCCTTCATCAAACTTCATCATCTTTCTTACCTCCTGGCATGAACCACAACATCGCCTTACAAAGAAGATACGTGACTCCTACAGCAAACGCTGCATATACTATTAGTGCTATACACATTATCCAATACATTATCCACCCCACTTCATAATACACGCCGTGATAATGTACGCAAAGAAACCTATGACTGCGACCTTAATGACCACAAACATAGCGCTGAGGGTCCAGAACCCTACCAGCCACATTAAAATTGTATCTAAAATCTCTACCATGTATCAGTACCATATAAGCTTGGTCTAAAAAAAGAAGGTGTCCGGGGCTCGACCAAGGTAGGAAGTTACCCACCCCGGACACCAGTCCCGTTAGCTGTTAGGCTGCGGAGACCCGAGCAACTTCCTTAAATCCGTCCCGACCGAGAGCCAGGAAGAAGGTGTGGCCACAGCCACCGAACCGGTTCTTCGTGGTTTGGAGGACTCGGCAACCTTCAAGGTCCTTGTCCTTCGTCTCTACGGAGAGGTGCATCATGGCGTCAACCATGTGCTTAAGCTTGTTGGTACCAGCCATCTGTCCAGACTTGTTGACCTGGCCGATGACGATAGCATTGCAGTAGTGCTCCTTGCAGTAGTCAGTGATCATGGCCAGTGCACGTTCAGCAGACTTGCTGTTGGTGTGACC